TTACTTCTTTTTTTCTAACTCTTTTAAGATTTTGTCGATTGTCAGTAACCGGTCTAACCTTTTGTCAATCTCTTTTTCTTGGTTTGTTCCGGTAACTTCAGCGATGAACCTTAGTTGGTCTAGTTCTTTTTTGAGGAATGCTCTTTGTATAAGCAAATCCTTTTTAATTTGTTCGTTACTCATGTTGATTACTTTTGTTATTTGACATTACAAAGATAATAATCCTTTGGTTATTTTGCAACTGTCGCTTGAATTATTTTCGTTATCTCGCATATCTATCCATGCAACTTCTGCAAGCTCTGCTATTTTTCTGGAAATAACCGAATAGTATTTGCCGAACGTGTTATATTTACCGAATACAAGTTTGCCGTTTTTTGATATGTGCTTATTAATGAGTTCTTGTGTTTCTGGTTGTATTGTAAATGATGTTTTTCATCTCTCCTTCTTTCTTGTTTTTGGCAATTATTTTGTCCCAAAAATGAGACTATTTTCAAATCTTGCTTTTTTCGTAAATGCTCTATAACCTATAAATAAAAGCACTTCCAACGTTCGCTTACGAAGGAAGTGCTTACACAAAAACTAAACTAGACTTATAGTATTGGAAATATTGCTGTAATCTGTGTACCACTTCTTTGCAGGTTAGCTGAGATAGGTGTCCGACAATAAACGAGAAAAATCAATTCATGTTTTGTAATGTTACGTTACTTTCATTTATGTTTTCAAGCACTTCATCAATGAACAAAGAACGATAATGTGGGCATTCAAGAACGCCCTTGTTTCTGGCTTCCCGATACACTTTGGAGAACAACTTTGCTTTCTCCTTGTCAGTGGTCGGTAGTTCCTTTATGGGAGTACCAAGGAACCGGCACCCCCAACCTTTGCAGATAGGGGTGAGTTGGCAATGATTTGGATTGTTCCATTGGGATGAGCAGTTAGTGATTATTTGATTCATATTTTCTATAATCTATCTATATCCAACAAGGTCTTTTTGTTTTTTTCTGACTTGAATCTTATTGTAACTTCTTCTTCCCAATATGTTTTTACTATATCGGCAAGACCATCAGGAACAACTATTGTTGTTCTTACTCCATCACCAGATGTTATTTTAACTTTTCCCAAATTATCAGCAGCAGACAAAACACCAGTGATTGTGTTTTTGTCGATTGTTTTATTACTATTTGTTTGTTCTATAGAGTCTGTCTCTGTTTGCTTTATTATAGAGGATATTTCTGATTTCTTACTAGTTAACTGGACTCTTCGTTCTTTTCCATTCAGTATAGAGGTTATGCCAAATAGGCTAATGTCATCCCCGTCCGGGGCAAGTTGCTTCGTTAATCCGATAAAATTATTAAAGTATGATTCATCTTTAATATTCATGCGAAGGTTGTCTAAATCTCCTCTTCCAATCAATTCAATGTTGTCATTTATATCTTCAATAACATCTTCAAAAGAACTAAATCCTTGCAATGGAGAATCTACCAAGCTACCAAATTTCATACGAAATGCCATACTTGCAGCTCTCGGTGCTGTTATGAATGACTGACATACGTCTTTTAACTCATTGGGTATTTTTCCTGCTGTTCTGAATGACTTTCCTGCTTTCCTTTCAATAGTTCTGATGGCTAATTTTTTATAGGTTTCTACTCTGTCTAACGCATCATCGCTTTTGGCATATCCGAATCCTACCCCACTTCCCGCTATAACTAATTGGACTTCATTTTCATGTAGAGTAATTCCTTTGAGGGATAAATGTCTATTGAAGTTTACGTTTTCCAACATATCTCTTAGCTCTTCTGCTATATCTGTAGGCGGTTCTCCAGATAATGCTAAGCTGATTAACTTTTCTGCATCTCGGTTTAATCTGCATCTCATGGCAAGAGAAGCTGCACTTTTAAGCAAAATAGATATTGTAGGTTCACCTAAATGGGATTCCAGTGCAATAGTGGCGGCCTCTTTTTCCAATTCATATGCTTGTGCATATAGTTCGGATGCTTCCTCAATGTTCCCATTGATCTTTTTCATATCGCCCAATTCGGCCAAATACATGGCTTCATTATGTTTTTCTCTTATATTTCCCATAATAGTTGCACTTACTTTTCGACAAAAATAGCTTTTAATTTGCTAAATTCAATAATTGATATATATGCTGGTAAACAACTGCTATCCGATTGTTCGGTTTGTTTCTTTTTTATATTTAACCGTTTCTCAATCGTGTTGGTCGTAGCCTCTTTTAGGATTCCTGAAATTTCTAGTCTTGCAACGCGATTAAACAATATGTCATCTTTATATCCCATCCAGTAATCAAATCCATCTCCCTTACATGACCGTTCTATTATTGTATAATCTGTTTCATGGACGGCAAGAACACAAGATATGCAAACTGCCGCATGGTCTGTACAGTAATTTATCTCTTTCCAAGAACGGTCTATCTCATCATCAAAATAATCATCCCAATGTATTGGTATATCACGTTTACTATTTCCGTCAAGATGCAAAAAATCCCAATCCTTATGCCCTGAACGATGGAGTGTGGTCATGCAGGCGGAATAATAATGTGAAGCTAAATCCCGATGCATACCAGGCATTCCCTCTTTTATACTAGGTAAATCTAAATAGTCTTTCATTAGTTGCAGATACGGTTATGTTGTTGATTGTTTTATGTTTTTCTTAAATATTATTTAGGAAAAACATTGATGAATTGATAAATAGTATTAGAACCTATGTAGTCACATATCCAGCTCTTAGCGGCAGCTATCAATTTTTCTCGTGAATTTGCATTTGAAGCAAATTCTAAATTTATGATTTCACCATTATAACGGAAAACAGCAATATATTCTTCCATGATACATAATTTGAGTTTGTTATGCTTGGATGATATTGTTTTTATTTATTTTTTTTAATAAATCAATAGATTCTTGACAAATAGCGGTACACTTATATAATGAGTCTGACAGATTTTCCCAAGACTCTTGGCTTACATTAATATCTCCATCTCTATTTTCTACGATTTCATTTAATATGCTAATACAAAACTTCATTTTATCCACGTTACCTACTAATGAAGCAAAATATAGTGCAGTAGCCATATTGAATACAACTTTATTGTAGTCACCGAGTACCTTGTTTATTTTGTATTCTCTCATAATGATAACATATTGAGAGTTGACGATTGCTTGTAATGACCCTTTTTCAAACCCTTTTAGCTTATCATCTACTTCTTTAGATATTAGGTTTTTAATATTTATGGTACTATATATTTGCCAGCCTATTAAGACTGTTACAATTAGAGATAATAGCCCTATGATTACTCCTATATAATCAAAATCAAGAGTTTTGCTTCGTGGAGCGACAATCGATAATGAGGTAATACTAATTATTATACTGATAATTAGTGCGGAATATGATAATGAGTCTTTTGTTTTCATATTGCTATATACCTTTGTGTTGTATTAGATATTTAGTTTGTTATTTTAGTAAGTCTCTATTTATCTGCATAGCGTCCAACCTGGTCGCATTTAATTGCTTGAATCATCCTTTTGTTTAGTATGAATATTTTAGGTCGTAGCCCTTTGGTTATACTATCTATTTGTATAATATTATTTTGTGGATCATAAGAAAGCATATTACCGCATATTGCAAAATCATTTTGTATTTGATGTAGAAAGTATTGACTAAAACTTTCTCCGAAGTACCCATCTAACAAAGCATTGATCCTACCTTTATTGGAATTCCACTCCTCTAATTGTGCAATAAATGATTCCTTATATTTGATTATTGTTTGATTATTATTTTGTTTATAGGCAGATAGGAGTCTGACTGTTTTATATAATCTATCATCCATGAGAGTACTGACTTCTGAGAATATTTCCTCTGCTCGTTTACGGTCATTTTCGAGCTTAGTCAATTCGTTTTGCTCATACCAGTTTTGCTTTTGAAAATAGGCTCCTATAATACTTCCTATAGCTCCAATTATTAAGGCATAAACAGTTCTACGGAAATAAATCCAGAATATTCGTCTTTGAAGTCCACTAATTAATTTCATATTTACTTGTTGAATATTCAATTTATGATACTCAATTTAAATGAATAAATGAAGTTTACACAACTTTATTTTTTGACTTTTACTGCCACTCCTGTAGCTTGATAATATGCTTGTGATGATTTTGTTGGTGGATAGTATTTGATATTAAAGCATACAATTCCGTCTCCACCCAAAGATTTTGCTTTTTCTACAACTTTGTCCATAAGTCGTTTAGATGTAGGAAAATAATTACCATCGCTTCCTTTTTTGAGGTCTTTGGTATCGCCGTCTATAACTTTCTGCCCCAAATAATAATTAACCTCTAATTGTGCAATTGGTGTGTAATCAAAACCTGTATCGGTAGGGCTTATCATAAAACCATTATTTACGTATTCTCTAAAATCTATGACATATGATGCTTCATGGTATATTGTATAGCATGATTGCAGAGATGTTAACATCATAAGTGCAAAAATAATCTTCTTCATAACAATATTGACTTTTATTCGTTTTTGGAAGAATCTTCGTCCATCATTTCCTGGATAGCACGTTTTTCTAATTCTTTCCTCCTGTTTTTTTCTCTTATTTTAGCCTTTATAGCTTCAATTTCTTCCCTTTCCCGTTCTTCCTTTTCTTTTAACAGTAGTGTTTTATGTAAGTCTTCGCAGTATTGTATAGCTTCTGGACTACAATCTATCTCCAATATATCGGAATAATCTTCTATTTGCGGAAGTGGTGTATTGGGATTGTTGACGTCAAACCTTAGAAAGTTGGCAATAAGTTCAACCTTGCATTTGCCAGGATATTGAATGAAGACATTCCCGATAGAACCACAGTCTAATGTTATTTCATTTGAGTACCATTCACCATTGTAGAAAAAAAAGTTATGGTCACAAAATTTTCTCAATCTGGGAGCATAATTAATTTTTTCGGATCGTAAGGTTTTAAATCTTAGCTTTTTTGTGTACTGTCCAGTTTCAATCCATTCAAATGCTATTCGGAATAGATTCTCATTGGTTTTCCCATAAAGAAAATCGGTTTTATGTCCAATGGATGCAATGGCTCTTATTTGCTTATCCGTAGGCAAAAGAGGGGTATGTTCATTGTCCTTAGAAGAATTTTTTGATTTTTTGCGAAAAAAGTCTATTATATCCATATTATAACCTCATGCTACGTTCAACAACCTTAATTACATTGTATATCTCTACTACATCATCAAGATTCACGGTATAGTCATTGAATAGTTCATTTAGTGAATGGCAAGTGATATTTCCAGAATCATCTTGTGCAGTGATTTGCTTAATGGATATTCCTTTTGTTTGATGTACAATAACGAAGTACCAGTCATTGATATGGAGTTTAGGGAGCCATAAATCGCGTCTTACTTCTCTACAAAGTAGTTTGTCCCCGTCGCAAATAGAATTACGACTGCCGTCATCCATGCTGTCACCTTCTGCCTCGAATATGCGGTATTTTCCGTGATAGGTCTGGTCTACGATAACCGGCATTGTCGGTAGGGTATCTATGTATTCAGTATCTCCGTAACCTGCAAGATAGCCACATTGTGCTTTGATGTGTATAACGGGCACATTCATATAGCTTAGGTCATCTACTTGGCGGGCGTTGGAATGGAATGTTTGAGATTGGGTATCGGTGAACATATCCCCCTCACCAGTTAGTAGCCATGAAGGATTAACATTGGGTAGTTTAGATGTAATTTTGTCAATAACACTTCTACCAATTCCTCTTTTTCCACTAACCCAACCACTAGTAGTAGAGGTTTTTTCTCCCATGAAATTCGCAAATTCGATATTGCTATCATTGAAGAATGTTTTCCGTATCTCTTTTATTCGTTCAAAAACTTCCATATTCGCAAAAAAGCTCTTTTAAAATTCGCAAAATTGTTAATAGTTGTCAATAATGCGAATATTTTTCTTTTAAAATTCGCATTATTCGCAAAAGTGCGTATATTTGCAACATCAACAATGACAACAACAGCAAAGTAAGCGAGTTTTGTCGAGATAACCAAAAAAACAATATACCTAAAAAGGAGTAAGACAATGAAAAAGTACGATTTACGCAAGATTATGAAAACGGCTCATGAGATATACAGAAAGTATTTCAAGCTATACCAGCTTACTCACGGTGTACAGACTTTCGGTGACAGCATGAAAGTTGCTTGGGCTAATGAAAAGAAGCGTATCGCTGATGAAGAAGCAAGAAAAGCAGAGAAAGAAGCTATGCAAGCTGCTTTAATACAACCGGAAAGAAGAAGTACTTACGATTGCTTCAACGCTCCATCTTCCGCCTACTACAATCCAAACAGCAAAGGTGCTTTCGGTTCTCGTTACGTAGGCGACTAAATATAAACAAAGCTGCAGAAAAGGTCAGTGCTATACCGGTGATAAAAGCCGTGAGGGTTCGTGATAGCAAGCGGACACTTTACCCTTCACCGGGCAGCTTTCCCAAAATTGATAAACTTAAAACTAAAAGATATGCAACAACAAGAATTTGAAGAGAGAACAGGATTAAAACTATCGGTTGAGGGTTATGCCGAGGTTGAGGAATGCTACATGAATACAGACCTTGATAAAGACGCTTTTTGTAAGCTGTGGATTGAGAATCCAACCGCACTTAAAGAGATAGAACGAAAGACTGTATCAGTACGTGAACTATACGAAGAACGTAAATCTCTCTCTAACTTCTTGATAGACCAAGCTGAAAAATGGAGCGCAAGCGATTTGAGAGAAAAGGCAATCTCAATGATTGGTGAACGTGAATATCTCAGAAGAAAGATTGCTAAAGGCTACAATCTTTGGGAAGCGGATAAAGAGTTGCTTTTGGATATTCTGAAAAAGTAGAAATAATCTCTATCTGGTCTTTGAGCCTACCCTTTGATGGGAGATAGAGAGCTAATATAAGCCCGACATTCGATTCAGGCAGGAGAGGCGATACTCCGCAACAACACACCCCGAAAGACTTGGAACTGGTGACAGCAGAAGCAAACTTGAGTAGGGTTACGGGTGCAGCCCCGGTGAAATCTGCCGCAGTTCGTACTGAGAAAGGTACAAGAACTCCGAAGCATACCCATGTAAACAGATAGTAGACTTGTCCTTGATTGTGGTGGGGTAAAATAAAGAAGCCGACATGCCCCGAACGGTTATGCAGTGAAGTACAGTAGCTGATAACTCCGTTGAGAAGAGCAGAGAGAGCTTATCGGGGCACGAATATTAATTAAAAATAGAGAGAAAATGAATGAAATAATAGATTACATTAAAGATTCGCCAATCGAGTATGCGATTGATGCATTGTCAGTGAATTTTGTGTTGCAAACACTCCTCTCAATAGTATTACTTCCCTTTATATTATACCTTTTTTGGAAAGTTTTTAAAGAGTTGTTTCGAGGAAGGCGTAATAATTATGGTAAAAAGATTAACCTATGAAAGCAATTATAGAAAAGCAAGTAAGCATACTTCCTGAGAATGGTAGATTTGTCAGTAAGAGCGATACCGGGAGAGAACCTTGTATAGTAATTATCAAACTGTTCTCAATCCCGATATACAGAAAAGAAGTGATTATTTCCAAATGAGTTTTAGTAACTCAGAATAGGGAAGTTTGGTTATAATACGCTTCAAATAACCTTCGAGGAAAGAAATTTCGCAACCACCTTCTTTTAAAGGATGTACACTTTGAATAGCATCAAGATTAATGATACATTTTTCCTCGTTAACAGGGATTTCAATGAATTTACTCATACTTACTTAATTTTTAGATTTTGCACTCCAAAGTTAAGTAAATCTCCCGAATAAAGCGTGATGCCGCCAATCGAATTGGTTCGGGAGAACTCAAATATTAATCATTAAAATTTTATAGTAATGAAAAAGAAAATAATCACAGAGAACTACACTCCGGCTTTGAGAGATATGGAAGTAGGAGATATTCTTACTTTCCCAGTGAAAGCGAAGCCTTCAATCAAAGGAACAATAATTCCTCGGTTAAGAGAGGAATTTTGTGTTGAAGGCGCAGACTGGAAAGTAGGAGAGACTGATAAGAAAAAAGGTCTTTTTGATGTAGAAAGGGTTGCGTGATGATTTCCCTTTCTCCTGCGGAAATGCTTGTTGCAAATGAGTATTGCAAGGGACTTGCCGACAAAGAGGTAGCAAATAATCTGAGTAAGTCTGTTTGGACTATCAAGACGCAGAAACGGACTATCTATCGAAAGTTAGGCATATCCAAAGATACCGAATTGCTTCTGTATATGATTTGCGACAGGTTGAAACGCAATTTTGATTTGAACGAGTTACGGAAGCATGGACTTGAACTTTTATTCTCCATTCTTTTCGTAGTGATGCAAGTTACTTGTAATGATATTGATTTGCGGAGAATGAAAACACCCTCACGAGCACGTACTGCAATGCGCTATATAAGAATAGGGGGGCGGAGTAATAATAATTTTAATTTTTGGGCAGCATGATATATGAGGTAAACGGTAATTTACGCAGTTCCATGTTGATTGATGGGACGGCGGAGGCAAGATTGGCAGATATACTTACCATCATGGATAAGCGTACCTTTCCTAAGAGAGAATCAGAAAGAATAGTAGGTGGGCCAGGTAGATTGAAAGCTTTGGTAAATTCTCAAAGAGTGAGAGTTGAATATAGACCTAATGGACGAAGTTATTACAACGCTTCGGATGTGTTGAGTTTTGCAAAAGTAAGAAAAGGAAGAAACCATGAAAAGAATAATTCTCAACGTGCTATTGCTTAATATATTGGCTTTACCTTGTTTGGCAATGTTTAATGGTGTTGACCCGGTAACGGGAGAGTGGAACTATACTATTAACCTTTTTGGTATAGTGTATTCGATTTGGTTTTATCATAATGTGTTGAAGAAAATAATAAAGATATAAACCTCAGCGGAGGAAGTGTATTACATAAAACTTGTTTAGTTAGACTACTGCCGGCAAGGTCTGTGAAGATATAGCGGGCAGAAACGGGTAATTAGCTCAGCTAGGTAGAGCGGTACATGATTATTTAATGTTGGTAATTTGTCATGGTATTATTTAAAGGTTTCATTCATGTACAGGTCGTGGCGTTCAAATCCCACATTACCCACGAGGATAATCCTCTATTTATTAACCAATAATGCCGGCGAAAAGGACGTCGTAGGGAGAATGCCCCTATTTGAGTTTTATACTTTAAACTATCTTGTTAACTACCCTTCCCGGTGTGGCTTGGCCGCCTATCCGGGAGCAATGCCCAAGCGAGGGCAGATATAGTTTAGTATTTTTATTTGGTTGTGCTGAGGTGTTCTGTCTGTGAAGATAGTACACCTTTTTCTTATTCGGGAGTTCGGTGTAATGGCTAACACACCTCATTCGAGGAGACTGGCGGTTCGAGTCCGCCAACTTCCACGATATTTTTTTATTAACCCTTTAACTTTTATGATTATGAGTAGTGATAAAGACTTAGCATTACGAGATTCTACGTTTGAAATTCAAACAGCAGATTTAAGTAAAAGCAATCTTCCTTCTTTGGAAGATGCCCAGGAATTACCAATTGATTTGTGTGGTAACTATTGGACTCCTGAACATGCCGGTGAGTTCAAGAAGATGTTCTTTGTTGAAATCAAACCACAAAAGGTTCTGAGTGCAACTAATCCGGACGAATTGATTGATTTGGATTGTGCTACCTTTCTTGAAAGGACTGCAAATGGTACTGTTCAAACGGTAACAAACGGCTCCCGTAGGTTGGTCGGTATTCTGGAACAGTATTTAGAGAACGGTTCTCTCAAGAGTGGAATGCCTCTTAAAATCACCTATATGGGTAAGAAAAAGAATAAGACCAATAATTTTCAGTCTGACAACTGGTCTGTAAGACCTCTTCGTCTTAATCTGCCTGTTGCCGGATGATGGAGGATTTTAATATTGATGATTTTTCAGAGGGGGAAGAACTTAACCCCTCTGCCTATAATCCGGAAGATTATCCTACCAAAGAAACAGTACTGGATTTTCTCGCCTTGAACTGTAATAAGCCGCCTGTCAATATTGACCTGATAGAATTGAGTGTTAATGGAAGCGTAAAACGTGACCCTATGGAAATGTATCTTCAAAGTAAGTGTATTTCTTCCTCTAATTTGAAAAATGCTCTTAAAACACCGCGCTCTTTCTATTATGATTGGGAACGGGTTTTTGAGGAGAAAGAGAAACCTCACTTTCAATTAGGAACCTTTGCCCACATGGCATTTCTGGAACCACGTCTATTTGAACTTGTAAAAGTAGAGCCTAATTGTAATCAGGCGTCCAAAGAAGGGGTGTTGTCAACGATTCGATATTATAATGAATTATTGGCGAAAGAAGCGGGCTATGTGAAAGAGGTTGAAGATGATATTCCTTCCGTTAATTGGAATTTCAATATTTTAAAAGAATGCCGGGATAGATTGAGACAAACCTGCATTGATTTGGGGTATTCTTTCATCAGCGAAGAAATGAGCATGATTATTAATGCTCTGAAAAGAAATTACTACTGGTATGGTGGTGGCATCATACAGCAACTTTTAAAAGGTGCTTGTTCGGAAGTTTCTTTTTATGGAAAAGATGAGGAGACCGGACTTGATGTGAGGGTTCGGCCGGATTATTTCAACGTAGAAGAGAATATCGGTGTGAATGCCGTAATCTCTTTCAAGACCACACGAGCCGATGACCTCGGTAAGTTCTATTATGATTGTGCCAAACTCAAGTACGAGCTTTCAGAAGGTATGTACCAAGAGGTAATGAGTAGTATTACCGGGCGAAAATTCAATGTAACTATAATGATTATGTTGCAGACGGTAGAACCTTATGATGTAGCTGTTCTCTTCTGGTCTCCTGATGATTTGGCAAATGGGAAATATAAGTATCACTACGCTCTTTCGATTGTCAAAGACTGCTTTGAAAAGAAGTGGTTTCCCGGCTATGATGCCAAGGCAGAAGAAGGTGCCCGTGGTATTATCGACATGCAGCTTCCTGAATGGAGCCATAAACTGCTTCATCCAGTGGCTATTGATGATTTTGAATGAATGGAACTGTGCAAAACCGATATTCAAACAATCGAGCGTCTTCTTAGGCAATGTTCTGAAAGGATAGAGAAGTATGCGCCTAAGACTTCCCCCGATCAAGATTTATGCAGGCGTTGCAAGAAAATGATTAAACGAATAAATAATAAGAAATGACAGATTTAAAAGATTATTTGCCGGATGAAATAATATTCAAATTACCGACAACAGTAAAATTCCCCGAAGTGATTTTTCCTGATTGCATTTGTATGGATGATGTGAAGAAAAAACTTTCGGAACATTTTGTAACCATCCAAGAAAAGGATGTAATTGCTAACCGGGTGATGGATGAGTATGAAATATCCACTATTCGTGCCAATTATGGTGAAATAGCCGAGGAACAAATACCGGAACTTGAAAGCCAGTTTGAAAGTCTGAAGGCAAAATTCAATACAGAGAAGAAAGATTTTGAAGCAAAGATTTCAGCTTTAAACACCCAATTCAAAGACTTGGTTAATCTGGCTAAGAAGGGTCTCAAGGATTATCCTTTGAAAATGATTGATACCTTCCGCATTCCAGTAATGGGGTATTATTTGTATTATTCATGGGTGAATGAAGCTTTTCGTTTGGCTTTGGTGCAAGAGATTCCCAAGCATGAATATAATGACCTGTTCAATTCGGGTGAAATGAACCAGGAAGCATTTAAATCCCTTGGGTATGAATTACCAGATATTGAAGTTAAGGATACCCGTAAGAATCTTCGCAAATTTGGTAAAGGCGAGGAAGTTGTAGAGGTTTGGGAAGAGGAAGGTCAGGATGTATGGTTAGAGCATTGGATTGAGGATTTCCTTGATGAAGATAACGGTGAGATAATTCCTATACAACGCCATGAGTGGCATAGAGTTTCGATTGAAGAAAGTCCATGGAGAAAAGAGGAGAACAATGACGAGACTGAAGTACAAGAAAGGAAGGCCGTCGAAGTATCAGACGAGTTTGAAGAATAACCCCTATTGGGAAGAAGTAAAACGTAAGGTTCGTGTTCGTGACGGACACCGTTGTCGGATGTGTGGCAAGACCTATAATCTGGAGATTCATCATAAAACCTATCAGATAGGCGGTATGTCTATTGTCGGACATGAATTGGAACATTTGGATTGTTTGGTAACTCTTTGTGAAGAGTGTCATGCGAAGGTTCACGGAAGATAACTTTGTTAACCTGCCTGCCCGGTCTGTGAAGATATGGCGGGTAAATGAGGGAATATAGCTCAGCGGATAGAGCACCGTGTGTGGTGGAAGGTTGGGAGTTCGAGTCTCTCAAGATATACTTTTAGCTTAACGGGAGAGCACCACAAACGGTGGTCGGTGGTTCGAATCCACCTGTTCCCACAAACCTGTGTTGGAAAGGGGACATGAAAGTGTTCAGTTGCAAATGGATATTTCTGTAATGTGCATGCGGATAGTGTCCCCGATGCTATCAAGTGAGCGGTGTTACCGAACTGCATGAGAATTATATGCAATATCCCGTAGAATGCGCTTCGGGGCTTTTAATTCTAAATCAACAACCTGTCACTATATGAATGCAAAACAATTTTATGATGAGGTTGTAAAACTTCGTCGTCTGCAACAGGAATATTTCCGTATTCGTTCCTCTGGTACTTTACGTGCCAGCAAAAAACAAGAAAAACTTATTGATAGTGAAATAGACCGTGTTGAAAGATTGATTCAAAAACACCGTAATACTAATTTATTTGACCATGAGACAGATAAGCAGGAAACAAGCACAGTTGAATAGAGAGGTTGCTGCAATAAAGAAGAACTTACCTCCATGTTGTGCAATTTGTGGTAGACCGATGTCGGACGCTGCACATCTTGTTCCTAAGAGTATGTACCCGGAACACTATACCAACCCCTTAAATATCGTTGGACTATGCAGGGAATGTCATAATAAGTATGATAATAATTTAGCCTTCAGACAAAGACAGAAACGTCTTATTGAGCGTGTGAAGTCTTTTGATGAATGTGCGGCAAACAGATATTTTCATTTATGAACAGCTATCAATTGATTTCTAAACTCCGTAAGGTTCGGGGTGACACTTATCTTTCTACAGCTTCTCAGGCTCTTTATCATGAACTTGTTGCTATCTGTAATGATATGAAGTGGAAAGAAGTGTTTTTCATCCGTAGTAGCCTGCTTTGTGCTAATTTGGATATGTCTGATAATACTTTGCGTAAATCAAGGGAAAGCCTTGCCGGCGCTCAGCTCATATACTATAAAACCAGCAAGGATAGACGTATAGGATGCTATTATTCATTTGTCAAAAGCATAGATGATGATGTTATATCATCCTCAATATCTCCCTCAATATCATCCTCAAAAAATGCGGATGAAACTTCGGATGATATTGCGGGTGAAAACGTTAGTAGTAATAAAGATAATCAAATAGACACATCCTCAATATCATCTTCAACATCATCCTCAAAATTTGCGAATGATAAAATAACATCATTCGCAATATCATCCGTAAATTTTGCGGATGAAAGTCAAATTCCACATATTATAGATAATATAAACATAAAACAAGAGGAGAGTCTCGCGCATACGCACGAGAGCCCCCCACTTCCAAAGAAAAAATCCCGAAAGGAGATAAGGGATGAAAAACCTCTGGTCTATCCGTTTTCTTCAATAGCATTCATGTCCGCTTGGGAAACGCTTCGTCAGACACCGAAATGGAAAAAGAAACTTAATTACGCTTTGCAACTTTCACTTGACAAACTTTCCAAATTTGAAGAAGAATTTGCCATAAAGCAAATTGAAAGGGCAATCGAATCCAATTGGACAGGAGTAGTGTTTACAGGAACGGAACGAGATTATCAGGATTGGTTAAACGTTAAATATGAAAAAGCTAAAACTAAAAGACAAAACGGTCGGGATGCTGATAAGGCAGCAAAGGCAAGAAACCTCATTGCGGAGTACGCGGCCATCGAGCAGGGATGTGATGCTGTCGGCCATCAAGCAGAGATACCCGACCTTTAGCCAAGCATCTGCCGCATATTCGACATCGCTCCAGTCGATACTTCTTACCGACCTTGATAAAGCGTACAGTGAGAAGTCTCCCACGTTGTCAGACTTTGAACGGATGTACGGTGACGGCTCCTCGGCTTTATGGGCAAAGACGCAGCTACTGACTATTGATTTTGCCTCTGCCACAAAAGAGAGTGCTGATGAAAATGCTTTGAACGAGTTCTCAAACTTGTTTGTAAGGCAGTACCACTACATCAAGCTGACCGAATTCATTCTATTTGTCGCCCGGTTCAAGCTGGGCAGATACGGTAAATTCTACGGTTATTTCGACACGATAACTATTGGCGAGGCTTTCTGCAAGTTCCTCAAAGACCGGTCGGATGAGCTGGATATAATTATCCGGAACCGCAATAACCAAGCACAGGAGCAACAAGCACCTGTAGAGCGGAATCACCAACCACCCGACGACTTACGGGCAAAACTCAAATTAAGATGAAAGACATAAAACTGATAGCGACTATTCTGTCAATTCTGACAGTGTATGCCGCTTTTTATTTTGTCTGCTACTGGATAGCGGACTATTGTTTAAGGACTTATTTGTAACTGATGAAAAAAGATACACGATTATGAAACCAAGAAAACAACTAATTGACGCCGCCATAGCCAATGGTAGCATTGACAGAATGAACATGTTGCTATCCGCCGCACACCTGCTGAACTGTGAAGCCAACAGCTTGGTGGAAGAAGCGAGCGACTTAATGGCTGAAAACGGTCTTCTGCTTGGAGACTTGAAAAAGCAGCACAACGACTTTGTGAGAGTTGCTGATAAATATTTTAAAGAGTTTGCAACTCTTGTTGAAACAGAGAAATCGAAAATGGATATGTTCTCTGATTTAGAAGAGTTTGATAAGGCATTTCGGGAATGGGCAAAGGTGCCGGCTGATTGGATATTAAAGAAAATGGAACAATAGATAAAAACTATTGTTCCTGGAAAGTTACTATTTAATTATCATTCAACAAGACTTGGGCTTTTTTTTTCAATTTAAGAATATCTTTGTGAGAAGGAATGATATGCATTTTTCTATGGCAATTAGGACATAATGCTACAGTATTGTATATAGTATCACTACCTCCTTCAGATAGGAAGTCTATATGATGAACTTCTAAGAAAGGAATACCATTCTTGTTAAGGAATGGAGCTGGTTGATTACATAATTGACAAATACCATTTGCGCGTTTTAATGTATATAATATTACATTTTCTCTTCGTATAGGACGACTAATGATTGACAATGATCTATTATTAGAGTGGTTGGTATCAGGTTCTTCAATTAATTTTTTTAGCTCTTTATTTGATAAACTTTTATAAAGTTTAAAAATACTATTGCTCTTTCTTTTAAGAGTTTGTAAGGAATTCATCTTTATAGGAATTCCTTGTACAAGCTTTAGTGGAAATACGCAAACCCTTCGTGCCTTTAAGTTTTCATCTGGTTGTTTATCAAAATAAGGTTCATCTGCTAGTTTTACAACTCCTTGATAGGTGTATTGATGTTGTTTAAAAACTTCAAATAAATATACTGTTATACCATTTGTATTTGATTCTAATAGAGTTTTATTTTGGCTAAAATTAAAGCTCTGATCACCATTTCTTCCTGTACCAGTATAATGGAAAATATTATTTTCCCATTTATCATCATAAATTGATTCTATATGATTAGAAACTAAAATTAAAGAATTTGTTTTATGACTTCTTCTCATTCCACCTTGTGGACTACATTTGAATATTTCCATAAGTTCTATATTGTTAAGAATCTGTCCTGCTTGTAGTTGAATGTTATTTGCCATATTATTTATTCTATTTTAATAAATGATTTTCGGAGATAAAAGTACAATAAAAAGTATATTAAACAAACTCCTATGAAAAATTATATCGAGTTCTTAAAAGACAAGATGGCTATTAGTCATCAATCTGGATTTGAGGTGTCAGCAGAGGAGCTGACGCCTTTTCTTTATCCCCATGTGAAAGATACTGTTCGTTGGGCAATATCCGGTGGATGCCGGGCGATATTCTCCAGTTTTGGTATGCAGAAAACTGTAACTCAGTTAGAAATATTAAGGGTGATACTTCGGAACAAGGGTGGTAAGGGACTGATAGTATGTCCTAAACGTGTAGTAGTCGAATTTCTTACACAGGCAGAACAGCATTTACACATAAAAGTTACTTATGTACGTACTATGGCGGATGTGATGATATGTCCGACTGATATTATGGTTACAAACTATGAGCGAGTGCGTGACGGAGAGGACGGACTGAGAATAGAACCGTCCTATTTCACTGCAACTTCTTTGGATGAAGCGAGCGTATTACGCGGTTTCGGTACCAAGACCTATCAGGAGTTTCTTCCCTTGTTTGCAGAAGTACCGTACAGGTTTGTTGCCACTGCCACACCATCACCCAACAGATACAAGGAGCTGATACATTATGCCGGTTATCTTGGTGTGATGGATACCGGGCAGGCGCTTACCCGTTTCTTTCAGCGTGACAGCACGAAGGCGAATAACCTCACTCTTTACCCGCATAAGGAAAAGGAATTCTGGCTGTGGGTAAGTACATGGGCGTTGTTCCTCACCAAACCATCCGACCTCGGTTACCCCGATACCGGATATGAATTGCCTGAATTACGTGTACATGAAGAAGTAGTGAGTGTGGATAATTCCACTGCCGGCACGGACAGGGACGGGCAGATGAAGATGTTCCGTGAGGTTGCCCTCGGACTTGCTGACGCGGCGAAAGAACGCCGGGATAACATGCAGGAAAAGATTGCCCGTGTGGTAGAGATTATCAACCGCCCGGAAAACAAAGACGACCATTTCCTTTTATGGCATGACTTGGAAAATGAACGGAAGGCATTATGTGACGCTATACCCGGATGCAAGGCTGTGTATGGTTCGCAGGATGATGATGAAGCGGACAAGGTGATAGCGGATTTCAAAGACGGCCGTCTGAAATATCTAGCCGCCAAACCTGAAATGCTTGGTGAGGGTTTGAACTTCCAGTACCACTGCCACAAGGCAATCATGTTCATCGACTACCGTTTTAATGACAAGTTCCAAGCAATAGCCCGTATCTACCGGTTTATGCAGCAGCATCCTGTTGACCTTTATCTGGTCTATGCGGAAAGTGAGGGAGAGATATACAAGAGCTTCATGCAGAAGTGGGTGCAGCATCGAGAGATGGTAGCCAAGATGACCGATATAGTCCGTGAGAACGGTTTGTTCGGTTTGCAGGCAGAGGAAAAGATGATGCGGTGGATGTTTTCCAGCCGGGAAGAGAAATCCGGTAAACTTTGGAAGGCAATCAATAATGATAATGTTCTTGAATGCCAGAAGATGGAAGATGATTCAGTAGACCTGATTGTAACCAGTATCCCGTTCTCCAACCACTATGAGTACACTCCGACCTATAATGACTTCGGGCATAATGAGGACAATAGCAAGTTCTTCGAGCAGATGGATTACCTTACTCCTGAATTGATGCGCATATTGAAGCCTGGCCGATTGGCTTGCATCCATGTGAAAGACCGCGTACTGTTCGGTAACGCCACGGGTGACGGTATGCCCACTATTGACCCGTTCAGCGAAATGACTGTATTCCACTACATGAAACACGGGTTCCGCTACATGGGGCGTATTACAGTGGATACGGATGTAGTAAGGGAGAATAACCAGACTTATCGACTTGGCTATACTGAAATGTGTAAGGACGGTTCAAAGATGGGTATCGGTTGCCCGGAATATGTTCTTCTTTTCCGCAAGCTGCCTTCTGATACCTCACGAGCCTATGCTGATTTGCCGGTGACAAAAAACAAGAGTGAATACTCGCTTGCCCGTTGGCAGATAGATGCTCATGCAAGCTGGAAATCATCGGGTAACTCTCTATTGAGTTATGAGGATATGAAAGGCGCCGGTATTGATAAAATACGCCATTTATTCAGGAATTATGAACGCGAGCATATATATAACTATGAGGAACATGTATCATTCGCCGAGGAATTGGAAGCTTATGGAAAGCTGCCTAAAACATTCATGGCTGTTGACCCGGTAAGCAAGAAGCCGTGGATATGGGATGATGTTACCCGGATGCGCACACTCAATACGAAACAGTCGCAGAAGAAACGGCAGAACCACATTTGCCCACTTCAGCTGGATATTGTTGAAAGGCTGATTGAGCGGTACTCGAATAAGGGTGAACTGGTATTCGACCCGTTCGGCGGTATAGGTACGGTTTCCTATTGCGCCATCAGGTTAGGGCGTAAAGGATTATCCACCGAACTGAATTACGACTATTGGAGAGACAGCCTCTCATACCTGTACGAAGCTGAAATGGAAGTGAGCGCGCCCACGTTGTTTGACTTATTGGATGATGCAGTATGAATGTTCATCAGACAGTTCCCCGTTCGGATTGTACCTCTTTCGCCAAATGTGGCAAGCACTCACTTGCCTATTGCCGGCAGTACGGTGCATCCGAATGTGGTTCGTGTGAAATAGTGAAGCGGAAACCGAGAAACCGGGTGATAGTGGACGGAGTAGAACGTAAAGTGTGCAGCCGTTGCGGAAGCTTGCTTCTATTATCCTGCTTCTACGATAGAACTATTCATCGCAACGGGAAAGCATATCACATCAAGACATCATGGTGCAAGATGTGTGTATCTGAGGATAATAGGAAACGGAACAGAAGAAAGGAAAGCGAATGAATTTACAATCAAAAATAGATTATTCCATAGCTCTACTTCATAAGAGTGAAAGAATGCATTCTAAAATTGGCAATTTGCTTATTTATAATTCTCAGTCCTAATACTTGGAAAATCAATAAGAAGAGATTGTTATATATTTTTATGTATTTAATAGTGTAATCTATTTCTGTGGTAATACGTTTGTTTCGTGGATCTTGTGCCCACTGTGTTTTTAAATCAGTGAGTATTCTTTTGGTTATCTCAAAATATTCTGGAAAATTTCTTAACTCAAAGCATGTTGCAATTTGTCTATCTAACATAATACGGTCTTTTCCTTCTTCGGGTTCGACTAGTTGTTTTATTAATAGATGATAAGTTTTGAATCTTAAATCTCTCTGGCTTAAATTTTTTTCCGTGATAAATTTGTATAATGGTACTATTACTCCAAAGAAAGATATAAAGATTCCTAATAACTTAATTAATAGGTCGCTATTTGTAAATTCCATGTCTTATAAAGTTTAGATATACAAAGTAAATAATAATAGTTGATATATGAAAGCAATAACCATAAAACAGCCGTGGGCATCTTTGATAGCTCACGGTATTAAAAAAAATTAGAATGTAAAAGGAAAACTTTCTTTCTGGGAATTTAAGACTTATTCTGTATATAAAGGATAAATAGTAACCAATAACCCTTCTTTGATAACGATTTCTACAGGAACGCCTGTGAAGGTTGTAGAATAAAATTTGTTTTGGCTATTCTTGTGAGGTTTCATATAATCTATAGCGTGGTTACATTCATGCCATAATTGAGTATGATTCCATTTTTTAGGGAAAAAGGTTGATTGCTTTTCAAACCAATTTTTTTTTGATTTATCAAAAAAAATGATTTTGGCTTCCCATACTCCATTTTTATCTTCTTTTTTTGTTTCTTGGATAATTTTCATTTTCTCTTTATCAAAAAAATGAATTCCTTTAAGTTGATTTTTCTTTATGTTTCCTTTTATTATATGTTGAATGGTTCGTAAATAATTGTTGGTTTTCTTTTGATTGGCTAAGGTAAATATACAATTATCTAAGTGGCAATATATAATATGTTTTTTATCAATAATTTGTTGCGCTCTTGCTGGAGCAATCTTTTGTAATTCTTTATATAATATAGATTTTTTCGTTAGTTCTTTGAGGGTATTATAGGGGCCTTCGAAGTCTTTAAATGTTACCCAATAGTCACTATATGTGATACAAATAATCCTAATCCCAGGTTTTAAATCTCCTGGTTCTATTGAGGCTACATTATTACCTATAAAAAACATTTTTTGTTTCATATCTTTATATGTTTCGATTTTGCAAAAGTACTCATTATTAATTGTGTTCCAAAACCTATTGCCAAATCGTGTCAGTAACTTCTTTGATACCGGATAGTCCGTTCATGGATTATTCGGTATCTTTATTTTGTAAATCAAAATAATAAAGTATGTACGCAGTAAATCAGTATGATGCAATTGCAGAGAGTTACGATTCTCTGTTTAAAGATGAAGTCAGCATTGAGGAGAATAATAAGATAGCCTCGATGCTTTTTGATGTTCCCGGAATTATTCTTGATGTGGGATGTGGCACCGGATTGTTCCTTGATATTCTGAAAGTATCTCCAGATGAATATTTCGGTATCGATCCGAGCAATAAGATGCTTGAAGTTTTTAGGAAGAAGCATCCTGGGTATTATAATCTATGTATCCCGTTTGAGATGTTCAACCTAAAGTTTATGGTATTCAATACTGTTGTCGCTCTGTTTGGTTCGGCCAGTTACATTGAAGTCGAAGCGTTAACGGATATCCCCGAGGAGAAGAATTTGTTCCTTATGTTCTATAAAGAAACGTATCATCCGGTGACTTATGAACGTAGCGGTTGCGAATTGGAATATTATGAACATTCGAGGTGTGAGCTGGAACAAGGCTTTCCTCATTGTGAAGTAAAAGAGTTTGGTAACTATTATATCGTGACTAACGTATGATATTATATTCAGAACAAAATGTGTATGAAGCGGCGAAAGAACGCATAAGGCAGTTATTTTCTATAGGTGGTCGTCTGGGCGTTTGTTTTTCTGGAGGCAAAGATAGTACCGCTTTGCTGCATATCACTTTGGAAGTGGCACGTGAACTTGGTATTCGAAAGATACCGGTTATGTTTCTTGACCAGGAATGTGAGTACACATATACAGTCGAGTATATGCGTTATGTTATGTCTTTGCCAGAAATAGAGCCTATTTGGGTACAAGTACCATTCAGATTATGGAACGCTAATAGCGGTGATTGGTTTATTCCTTGGGAACCAGGAAAAGAATGGATGCGTGAAAAAGAGGATGTTGCTTTCAAAGAGAATGTATATGATGCTGACAGATTTAAAGACATGTTCAACGCTATTGCATTTCATCACTTAGGAGAAGATTATGTTTCTTTGGGTGGTGTCCGTATTGAGGAATCTCCGGCCCGTCGTGCAGGATTAACAGGCAAGGAGACCCTCCCTGGTATGACATACGGAAAGCGTTGCAGTCACGGAGTAGTTATGTACCCTTTGTATGATTGGTCTTACCGCGATATCTGGTATTATATCTTCTCCAATCGGTTAAGATATAATAAAGCCTACAATTACATTTTCTCAAAAGAGCCGCTACGTTCGGCCAGGGTGTCCTCTCTGATTCATGAGAACAGTAATCAGAATATCCCTTACTTGCAGGAAATTGACCCGAAGGCATATAATGCCATGTACACCCGTATCCCCAATATTGGTACGACAAATCATCTTCTGTTGGATGCCTTTGAAGAGATACGTAATTATCCGAACTGTTTTAAGGATTGGTCGGAATATTTGAAGTATCTCATTGATAACATAGTGGCTGAGGATAAGAATAAAATCATTTTCTCCAATAATCTGAAGACAGTGATTACTAAAGTAGCAAATTGGTCTGATGTAGACCGTCTTGATATTTACCGCGCTTTTGCTCGTGGGATTATTACCGAAGACTTTGAACAGACAAAGTTAAATAACAGATTATTGGTTCATAAATCAAAGTATAAATATGGAAAGGCTAAAAGAAATAATCATCCGGATGCTTGATGAAACGCCGGACAAAATAAACTTTTTGAATGAAGTGAGGCAACTTCTATTTTCCTTGTCCCCGGAGAAAGTAAACCCGGTGGATCGTGTTCTTTGGGTTCCAATGGAAATGGTAAAGGCAAACAACTATAATCCTAATGCCGTGGCAAAGCAGGAAATGCAGTTGCTTTATACTTCCATTCGTGAAGATGGATATACTCAGCCTATCGTTACGATTTGGAGCGAGGAAGAGCAAAAATACATTATTGTAGACGGTTTTCACCGTAATCTCATTGCACGTATGTACAAGGATATTGCCCGACGGAATAGTGGTCGTCTCCCCATTGTGGTTATTGAAAAGGATGTCAATGACCGTATGGCATCTACGGTCCGGCATAACCGGGCACGTGGTAAACATTCTGTTGACGGCATGACGAATATCATTTATAACATGATTAAAAATGGAGAGTCGGATGCAGTCATTTGTAAGAAGCTTGGTATGGAACCATTAGAGCTTGTAAAACTTAAGCACATCACCGGCTTTGCTAAGATGTTCAAGAACTACGAATACAGCAAAGCCATTAAAGAAATTATTCATCACACAGATTCAGCAGAGTTATGATTATGGATATACAGAATATTGCAATAGATAAAATCATTCCATATTGGAATAATGCCCGGAACAATAGCAAGGCTATCAAACCGGTAGAGGAATCAATCAAGAAGTTTGGCTTTAACCAACCGCTTGTAGTAGATAAGAATCTTGAAATCATTGTCGGCCATACACGATACTTTGCTCTCTTAAATCTTGGATATAAGGAAGTACCTTGTATAGTCGCTGATTTGGACGAAGAAAAGGCACGCCAGTATCGTATTGCTGATAATAAGACATCGGAGTTTGCATCATGGGATGAAGATAAACTGATACGTGAACTTAGGACTATGAATGTCCCTGCAGATATGCAAGATTTCTTTTTTGAGCCAATAGAGCAGTTACTCGGATTTGATGTAAACTTTACTCCGGCAGATGATTATGCAACAGAAGATATGCAAGCAGAGGAAGTACAGCGGGAGTTCAGTCAGGAAATGGAACGTCAAGAGAACGAGGCTTTCAAAAAGAAAACGGAACGTATTGAAGAGAACTTAGAGCAAGAGAAGACCGAATATATTGAAATGGCATGTCCCCATTGTGGAGAAATAATCAGAATGAAGAAGTGATATGGCAGCACCAACGGGAAATAAATTTTGGATGTTAAGGAGTAAGCATGGGAGAGATAAACTCTTTTCCACGCCGGAACTTTTGTGGGAAGCTGCATGTGAGTATTTCCAATGGTGCGATGAAAATCCTTGGCTTTCCAAAAAAGCTGTTCAAAAGACAGTTCCTGTGAAAAGAAAGAAAGGGAAGAAAGTGGAAACTGTTAATGAGCAGCAAGTGCAGCAAGAAGTTTCCCCGACTTCCCGTCCGTATTCTCTTACTGGATTTTGTATTTATGTAGGTGCTTCATCTAAATGGTGGAGCACCTTTCGTGCGGAATGTAAAAATAAGAATGACGAAGATTTTTTAGAGGTCATCGCACGCGTGGAAGAAACAATCGAAACGCAACAGTTTGAGGGTGCATGTGTCGGTGCTTTCAATGCGAATATTATTGCTCGTAAACTTGGGCTTGCGGATAAGCAGGAAGTAGACCATACGAATGCAGGGAAAGAGTTTAAGTCATTTTCATTTCTTCCATATACCAAAGAAGCGGAGAGTGTGAAGTGATGGGAGAGAGAGTCAACATAAAACAGCGTTTAGCCTATAACTATCTTCGTGACGATGTTACGAAGTTCTTATGTTATGGTGGTGCCGGTGGCGGTGGTAAGTCATGGCTCGGTTGTGAATGGCTGATGCAATGTTGCCATTATCTTCCCGGAACTCGTTGGTTTGCGGGGCGAAATAATCTCAAAGACAGTCGAGCATCTATAGCGGTGACATTTGTTAAAGTGGCTAACTCTCATGGCTATCCATATTATCACTTGACAAATGACGGCATTAAGTTCGATAATGGGAGTGAGATTATCTTTTTGGATTTGACATATTACCCCTATAAAGACCCGATGTATGAACGTTTCGGCTCCTTGGAATTTACGGGTGGATGGATCGAAGAGGCGGGTCAAGTGAATAGATTGGCCTTTGAAGTGTTACAGACCCGTATAGGGCGGCACTTGAATGATGTCTATAATGTTCCAGGGAAAATTCTTATTACTTGTAATCCCAAAAAGAATTGGTTATACGATAAATTTTATAAACCATGGAAAGAGCATAAGTTAAAAGATGGTTATGCTTTTATACAGGCGTTGGTACAAGACAATCCATTTGCAACAGAAGACTATATAAACACTTTGAAAAATACTAATGATAAAGTAACGAAAGAGCGTTTGTATTTCGGCAATTGGGAATATGATAATGATCCGGCAGTACTTTGTGATTATGATGCCATTTGTGACTTGTTTACAAACGAGCATGTACAACCGGTAGGCTTATCAACAGGTTCTTCTGACCTTGCCATGAAAGGCCGAGACCGTTTTGTCAGTGGGCATTGGATAGGTAATGTATGCTATATCAGATTAGACCAGGAATACAGTACGGGCAAATCCATTGAAGCAGACCTTAAAAACATGATGATACAGTGGAGTATTCCACGCAGTATGATGATAGTTGATAGCGATGGGCTGGGGAGTTATCTTGAAAGTTATCTGAATGGTATCAAAGAATTTCATGGCGGTAATCGCCCGATTAATCCGGAGTTTGACAATCTGAAATCAGAGTGCGCTTTTAAGCTCGCAGAACTGATAAATAACCGACAGATAAGGATTATATGTACGGAAGCCCAAAGAGAGCGTATAATTGAAGAATTAGGAGTTTTAAAGCAAGACCATATAGATGCTGATACCCGAAAGAAAGGAATAATCAGTAAAGAGAAAATGAAAGAGATTCTTGGTCATTCTCCGGATTATCTTGATATGCTGATAATGGCAATGTTCTTCCGTATCAAGCCAATTCCCAAACGACCAAAAGCAAAATTAGGACAGATATGACAGTAAAAGAATTTTTGATATTAAGTGAGGTGGCAAGCAATGCTATTGAACTGTTGGAGCGGATAAGAAAGCTTCCAAAGCCGGACTTCATTTTGGGAGTTCGTTTGCCGGATAATCTGAATGATGCCACTATTGGGCAACTTATGGGGCTGCAATCTATATCAAGCGATATTGATTGCATAATGATGCCATGTCATGTCCTTTTGGGGTTATCGGTTGAACAAATAGAAGCATGTGAGGTAGAGGATGTTTTGGGCTTTTCCTCATGGGTTACTAAAGAGGTGGAACGGATAACCAAGCTGTTTGAAACAACGAGTGTGGCGCCTACTCCTGAGGAAAAACGTGCGGGTGTGGATCAGTTATCATTTGGTTTGTTTGGGTTGGTGGACTATTATGCAACCCGTATGGGAATTACTGACCATGAGCAGGTAGAAAGTGTTCCATGGGTCAGAGTGTATAAATGTCTTGATATGGATGCAGAGAAGATAAGATATGAACGAAGATTACGTAAAATTTATCAAGATAATAACAAATGAACACAAGTGTAGAGAGGAAAATAGCGTCTGTTGCAGAAAAGCTGAAAGACATAACCTATTTGTTTGATAACTGGGCGACGGCTAACGTCCGGTTGGATAAAATGCCATTACCGGCTATGATTAACTTACTGCCTGTATCCGGTAAGTTCGTTATATCCAGAACACAGTTGAAGGATTGCCCTAACTGTATGATAGCATTTGCAGATAAGACAAGGTTTGATTTCGACGGGGTGGAGAATGATAAGGTTATTGAGAGGTGCAAAGGATATGCCGTACAGTTTATCAAAGAACTGAATAAAAGCGGACTGTTTGAGTGGGTGAGTGATGAAGTACCTTACTCCATATTTTACGATAAGTTGGATGTGAATGTTACTGGGATAATGATAGAATTGAAACTTAAAGAGGTTCAAGGAGTACCCATGTGTTAGTTATGGAAGATAGGAGAAAAGAAATAAAAGGTATTCTGATTGAGGAGTTGGACAGTCTTCGGCAACGTATCATTGAGAATCATATACGGGCTGGGCAGCGTGCAAGTGGAAGGACTATCAAAAGCTTGCATGTTGTGGTAGATGATAATCACGGCATCTTGTTTGGTAGGCAGGCTTTCGGCGTATTGGAAACGGGACGTAGACCGGGGAAAGTTCCTAAAGGATTTTATAAGATTATCCGGCAGTGGATGATGGATAAGGGGATTCAAGTAGAGAAGCCTAAGTCTTTTGCATACCTCGTAGCTCGGAAAATAGCTCGAGAAGGTACTGAACTATATCGGACAGGAAAGCATGAGGACATATATTCAAAAGATATTGAAAGAACGATACAGAATGTAATGAATCGTGTATTTGGTATTTTCTCAAAGGATGTACAACATATAAATTTGAATAACAATGCGAACAGCAATATTTGAAAATAATCATCAGATACGGTATCCTGATGCTGTGTGCTTCTGTTTTAATCCACAAGAGATAACAGTTCAAACTAATAATACAGTGACTATCAGCATTGCGGCCAATGGGAAAAAATATACAGATGTAAGGAGTTCTTATTCAGGAAAAGTATATGCTGATATTTCGTGTTATATGCGTTCTTTCTTTTCTGTTGATACTTCATTGTTACAGTCAATTCGAGTGTCGGTAACGGTTTCTACGAGTGTTGATAATTTTAGTTTTACTACTGATAGTATTTGGGGAGCAATTAATATTGGTGAGGTATTTAATGCACCTCGTATAGTGAGATGGTTCCGAAAGTTTCCTTTTACTTTCTCATTGTTTGTGGCTGAGGGAGCGACTGTTCGCTTTCGTTATGACCAAAATAGATATGTTACAAAAAACTTATCCGCAGGATTAAATCACATCAATGTTGCAGGATTGGTTCCGGCAGCTAAAGATTTTGCGGTAATTCGTCTGGATGAGGATTTGCCTGCCAGTACATTTGAATACACGTTTGATAATACGTTTACTCCGATAGGTGATGGGGCTGTTATAAATAGGTTGGTAGTAGATTCTTCAGAGTGTGGTATTTATCTTCGTTGGATAGATAGACATGGTTTTTATCAGTATTGGTTGTTCCAGATTGGGGACAATATATTGCAGGTAAGTACAAATGGTGAATTGCTCTATCAAACTTTTTCGGACAACAAATATGCTTATTATGGGGTATCACGTCAATCTAAGAAAATGCAGAAATCTATAAAGGCTTGTGCTACACTTATAGATCAGGACACATTTGATATGTTGTCTACTTTACATACATCTCCTTTAATTGATTTGTATCATGAGGGGAAATGGTTCCCTGTAAGATTGGCAACGGGAACAGTGAATCATCTACGGAAACCTCTACAGGATTTTGAAATTGAGATAATGTTACCAGAAATAATATCACAGATCTTATGAAAAAAGAATTATTTATTGATGGTGTAAAGGTTGATTTGGGAGAGGATACAAAAATCACATTAAATCTTAAAAGCAATTTGTTTTCTGATTTAGGTAAGATTGTCAGTAATAATAGCTATACGATAAAACTACCCAAAACAGTACATAATCAACGTATCATAGAACATGCTGATATGCCTTCATGTAGTACTGGGTACCCAAGAAAATATCACCAAGCAAGATATATCCGTAACGGAGTAGAGATAATCTCAAATGCCAAGGCTGTACTCCTATCGGTTTCTGATACCATTGATATTGCTATCACATGGGGGAATATAACGGTATTGGCAGGTATCGTAGAGAATAATAAATCTCTGAATGAACTTGTTGATAATGGTTATTATATGACTTGGAGGCGAGAAATCAGTAATTATCAATATTGGAATTCCTTTATTGTTTCTGATATGAATATGGGGATAAGAAGCTTTGATACTTTAAACTATGTGCATCCCAGTGTAAGGGTTCGTTGGATATTAGACCGTATATCCGCTGATAATGAACTTGGCTTTTTATTCTCAAATGATATTGTGGAAAGATATATTAGCAAGTTGATTGTTCCATTATTGACGCGTCATGGTCGAGGGTTTGATGTAAATAATCAATTTGGATTGGCTGCGAGATATAATAACGGAGTAAGATATGACTATTACTTGACTGCAATATTGAAAGATGCCTATGCTAATAGTTTTTTGGCGGTAATCAATGCCGGTACCAGTAATTCGGGAATAAAAATTCTCAAAGAAAGTACTAAGATTAGAATATCGGCAAGAATGTTTTTTGATTTTGCTAGTACGGTTCCGGTAAATCCTGCTTTTGTGGTATATAAAGTGATGGATGGGAGAGCTGAAGAAGTGTTTTCTGCTGATGCTTCTGAATTACAAGGAAAAGGTGGGCAGACTTGGACTGCGTATTTTGATTTTGAGGATGAAACATCTGCATTATCAGAGGGGGATATTATTTATTGTGCTTTCCGTGATACGGGATATTTTGTTAATAATTGGGGAACAGATTCTTTTTCTCTTACTTTAGCACCCTATATTGACGAAGCGATAGTAGAGGGGCAGGGGAGCGATGGGTATTACCCCATAATACCCAATCTGCCGGATATAAAGCAGGTTGATTTTATTAAAACGATTGCTGCAATATCCGGAACATTTGTAGTCGTCGTTAACGATACTACTTTGGGCTTTTTTTCTGTGGATGATATTATATCGAATCGAAATAAGGCATACGATTGGACGCGTAAAGTGGTTGCTCCTTTCAAAGAAAATAAACCACAAGAAATTAGTTACTCGCTTGAAGATTTTGCGCAAAAGAATTTACTTACATGGAAAGAAGATAATACAGTAAAGGGTGATTATAATAGTGCCTTGTATGTGAAAGATGAAACAATTGAGGTTGAACGTACTGCTATTGAACTTCCATTTGCCGCCACTGATATGTCTTTTGGCAGAGCTTCTATTCCATTGTATGAATATTCCGGTAGTGAGACTGTTGGGAAAATGAATAGTGTAGAGCCACGGTTATTGGTTGAGGTGGATAATAACGGAAAGTCTAAAGCGTCATTCGAAGGGTTGAGGTGGGACACTTTGGTAAACAGAAATTATGAATCATACCAGAAAATTATTCGTAATCCGATTGTGATTAGCGAAAAGGTTGAAATTAGTGATATTGAGTTGAAAGAGTTAGATGTGACTATTCCTGTTTATTTAGGTCAATATGGTAGATATTATGCTATATTATCTGTAAAGGCAGAAGATACGGGGATATGTGAGTGTAAATTATTGCAATTGGAAGTGTAACTATGGAAAATGTAGAAGAAAGAGTACTGGATATCCGGGTGAGATATGACGATGCTATCCGAAAAATAGCAGAATATCGTACTCAGTTGGATGTTTTACATCAAGTTGAGAAAACGCTTAAAGAGGATTTAAAGGCGGGGCGTATCAGCCGTGAAAAGTATAATCTGAAATTAACTGAAAATAAGGTTGCCGCTCAAAAATACACAGATGCCATTCGTGTTTTGAATAAACACATTCAAAATGAATATAAGGAGCAAACAGAGCTTGAAGGTAGCTTGGTTAGATTACGTGCAGAGCTTTCTAATCTGACTGCTTCTTATGACAGGTTAAGCCGTGCAGAACGTAACAGTGCCAGAGGTAAAGAGATTCAAGATAAGATAAATGCTATTACCGATGAATTGAAAGAAGCGGAAGAAGGCACGCAACGCTTCTATCGGAATGTCGGCAACTATGAGGAAACTTTGAAAAGATTTGTAGGTATCAATAATGACTTTGCAAACTCCTTGTTGAACATCGCCCAGAACTCAAATGGGGTGAAAGGATTTTTCTCCAATATGAAGGTGGAAGCATCTGCTTTAGGTTCAACACTAAAAGCATTATTGAAGAATCCGGTATTTATGAGTATCGCAGGTGTAGCCGGAGTTGGCTTTGCTTTCAAATGGTGGTATGACTACAATAAGGGGATAAAGGAAGCTACTAAATTAACGAAGCAATTTACGGATAAGTCCGGTGATGACTTGAAAATCTATCGGAGTGAAGTACAAGCTTTGGCTGATTACTACAGTAAAGATTTCCGGGATATGTTGACTGCTATTAATTCCGTAGAAAAGCAGTTTGGCATATCTTCTGATGAAGCGTTGAAAGTAATCAAAGATGGTTTCATTGCCGGGGCGGATGCAAATGGAGAGTTTCTGTCTGCTTTGAAAGAATATCCGGCGTACTTCAAAGAGGCTGGTATATCTGCGGATCAGTTTGTTGCTATTGTTGCAGAAACCAATAAGCAAGGTGTTTTCTCTGATAAGGGAATTGATACCATCAAAGAGGCGAACACCCGGCTTCGGGAAATGACTACATCAACGGCCAGTGCATTGGATGGTATCGGTATCAGCTCTAAACAAGTTCAGGAAGATTTGCAGACAGGAGCAAAGACTACTTTTCAAATCATGCAGGAAGTATCTGCCAAATTGGATGAACTACCGGAAAGCAGTGCGGTGGTTGGAACCGCAATAGCCGATATCTTTGGCGGTCCGGGAGAAGATGCCGGCTTACAATATATCCGCACCTTGAAAGATATTTCTGTGAATTTGGATGAAGTCAAGGGTAAGACCGGGGAATTGGGTAAAGTGGAAGATGATTTGCTTGCTTCCCAAGCGGAGCTAACGAAAGAGGTCGCTTTGCTTTTTGATGCTACCGGCAGCTCATTTGAAAAGATGACGGCTAAGGTTGAGACTTTTGTTAATGACGTTTTGTCCTCTTTGATTAAAGATGTACGAACTTTGTTTGAATCGGTAGAGGATGTAACGGAACGGGAAACAAAAGCGGCAGTTGAGCTTGGAAAGAATGTTGCAGAGGCTAATGTCGGAGATGAATATGCCAAGATAGAGGCGGCACGGGCTCGGTATGTGAAAGCGGGGCTTTCAGAGGAAGCAGCTTTGAAAAAAGCCAAAGAAGAAAGACTGCAGATGCTGAACTTATCCCTGAAGCAGGAAGAAGAATACTTGCAGGAAACTGTTGCCATCAATGAGAAATACAATAAAGAACTGCGGGATGCTTCATTCTGGCGTCAAGGAATTGGCAAAGACCGTTCCAATGCAGTCATAAACAAGGATATTGCTTCTTCATGGAATAATCGCATGGCACAGTTGTCGGCTGTGGAGTCCAGGAAAGAGACTATTAACTTGGTGTCTTCATATACTGGAGATGCCGATAAAAAGAAAACGCCGATTGTAGACCCTAAAGCTGTGGCCGAAGCTCTAAAAATCAAAAAGAAAGAGCTGCAAGAGATACGTAAAGCTGAGGATGAAATGCTAAAGCTTATTAAAGATAGCCGGGAAAAGCAGACACAAGAAATAGAATATGAGTACAGTCGGCAAATTGAAGACTTGAAAATCCGTTTGGAGACCGAAAAGGACTTGACACCTCGTGCCAAAGATGAAATCGGAAAACAGATTCTTTCTCTTGAGCAACAGAAAACTATTGCTTTACAAAAGCTCTCTGATGAAGAACTGAAAAAGGATATTGAAAATCGGCAGAAGCTTATCGCCTTGCAGCTTGATTCTGTAAAGGCTGGTAGTGAGCAGGAGTATCAACTAAAGATGCAGCAACTCGTAGCCCAACGTGATGCAGAGCTCCAGCAGAAGGAGCTAACAGAGCAGATGAAACTTGCTATCGTGGAGAAGTATAACAAGAAAATTGATGATTTATCAAAACAGCATGACAATGCTGTAATTAAGAAGCAAGAGGATGCAATGAAACTTCGCTTTGAAACTGAGATAGCCCAAGCATATGGTAATGAGCGGGAGATTCTCCGTATTAAGATGGAACAGAAGCTTGCAGAGTTGAATGCTATGCAGCAACTTGAGGGGGAAAGTATAGAAGCTTTTAATTTGCGTAAACTTCAGGCTCAAAATGAATATAATGATGCAAAAAAAAATGTTGCAGATAAAGAAATAGCTATTGAACAAGCCAAATATGATGCTATGGCTACTGTTACAAATGGACTTATTGCTTTGACAGATGAGATAGGCAATCAAGACCGTAACTTTGCCATTGCAAGCAAGGCTTTGGCTCTTGCTGAAATTGCAATCAATACAGGTAAGGCTATTTCTAAAATGGTTTCGGCGGAAGCTGGAAAGGGTATAATTGGACTTGGTACAATGGCAAGTGGTATAGCTACCATACTTTCTAATATTGCAGCTGCCATATCTACGGTAAAAAGTGCTAAATTTGCACAGGGTGGTTCAGTAGTAGGCCCGGGTTCGGGCACAAGTGACTCTATACCAGCAATGTTATCCAATGGTGAAAGTGTAATGACAGCCGCTGCGACTTCTATGTTTGCGCCGTTATTATCGGCCTTTAACCAAATGGGTGGTGGTATTCCTATCAATGTAACAACCTCATCCAATCAGGCAACGGGTGAGGATATGCTTGCAAAAGCTGTTGCAAGAGGTATGATGATGGCTCCGCCACCGGTATTGTCCGTAGAGGAATTTACTTCTGTTGCAGATAGAGTAAAGTATGTCGAGAATCTTGGTAGTGTATGAATGCGTATGAGTTATTAATTCTGAATAGGGACATCCTCCAAGTAATGGATGGTGTTTCTCTTGATGTTGGGGATGTGAAATATATTCCCGTATATCAAGATTATGTTCGCTTATCACAGGAAGGACATAAAAAAACTTATATCATGCAATATTTATCTGATGAGTATAATATTGCAGAAAGGACAATTTATCGAATCATTGATAAATTTTCAACTACAGTTAATATCTGAGGTTTCATTGTGAATTATTTTTTTAATTCTGTGTTCAACCCTAATTAGGATATAAATGCCAGGTGTTTTTTCTTGCTAAAAATAAAAATGTTGAAAACAAATTTGTATATATAGTTTGTAACTAAAATGTAATTTTCTTGTAATCAGGTATGTTTTAATTGCACTATAGATTTGCAATCTATTTTAATACACCCAGGTTATGATAATGACAAAGGTTACTTATGAGGATGAATATTTGTTTTCACTACTAAAACAAGGTAATCAAGATGCTTTTACACAGCTTTACAATAAGTATTCTTCGATGCTTTATGGTCTGTCGTACAGGTATTTGCAAGATAGGAATCTCGCAGAAGATGTCGTTCAGCAGGTTTTCTTGCACCTGTGGGAAGTACACTCCACTTGCCATATTAAAGTACACTTGAGAAATTATCTTTATACTATGACGAAAAATTATTTGTTAAATATGATTCGGGATACGAATGATATAATCGCAAGAGAGGATATGAAAGGAACTGAACAGAATAATATTATTGATGATGGCTTACAAGAAAAACTTGAAGAAGAAAGGAAGTTCGGCTATTTACGTTGGGCTGTAAAGCAACTGCCAAGTTGCAAACGGGAGATTTGCCTGTTGAAAATATATAGGGGATTGAACAATCAAGAAATAGCGGATGAATTGAATATACCGATAAACACAGTCAAATGTTACTATACGCAATCTTTGAAGCTACTGAAATATTATCTTAGAAATCATGTTGAATAGAGGCAGGGTTGTCAATGTTCCTTCATTTCATAAAGAAATAACGTGAGTATGGCTGAAATGAAACTGACATACAAAAGAAATGTAGCCGTTATACACTTTTGAACATACTCTGTGTCAATAGTACGTAAAAGATATTATTGAATCAAATTTATTAATTACTTAACGTACTAAAATGAGAAGAGGTATTTTGATTGTTTTGACTGTTTTGCTGAGCACATCTTATATGATGGCTACTCAGAAAACAATATTAGAGCGTAAAAAAGCAGAAAAGGGCTACGTCTTGACATCCGATGAGGAGGTCTCAAAAAAAGTGGTTACGGTTAAAATGAAAGGTGTTATTTTTGACAAGAAAACACAGGAAAGATTGCCAGGAGTAACATTGGTACTAAGCGATAATCCTTCGATTGGAACGGTTACTAACATGGATGGCGAATTTCAGATAACGGCTGTCCAGGGATCTAAATTGAAAGTGTCCTATATAGGATATGAAACTCAGCTGCTAGCTGTAAACCTGGATGACAACATTAAAGTAGAGCTTGACCAAGACAATTTCAAACTGGATGAGGTTGTAGTAACTGGGCAAGGTGCAGAAGTACAGAAACGGCGTTTATCATCGAATGTAACGACAGTCAACAGTAAAGAGCTGGAACGTATGAAGCAAGGGCGAATCGATCAGATATTGCAGAACTCCCTACCTAATGTGCAAATTACGATGGCCAGTGGTCAAGCTGGCGCCACTTCATTAGTTAAATCAAGAGGTCTGTCATCTGCCTATTCTAATTCTACTCCAGTAATTTATGTAGATGGCGTACGTGTGGATAATATGAATACGGGAGCCACCTTAAATAACTCTTTAAGCGGTAACAGTGCCGTGACTGGTTCTATAGGTGATATTCCTATGGAAAACATTGACCACATAGAATATGTAACAGGCGGTGCAGCTACTACACTTTACGGTTCAGATGCTGCCAACGGGGTCATCCAGATTTTTACTAAAAAGGGAACAGAGCAAAAGATTTCTTTTTTTGCTGAAACCCAGTTAGAGGCGGATGTGGCTTCTTCACAATTTTATCATTTTAAACGTACAAAAGAATTGTTGCATCAAATAGGATTTACTCAAAAATACCGTATTGGCTTTGATGGTGGAACTGAAAAATATGGCTATAGTTTTGGAGCGAACATGAGCAACAGTACCGGTACCCTGATAAAGAATGGGAACGAAGACCGTAAGTATGACCTACGTTTCGGCTCAAGAGTGAAATTCAACAAAGTTCTTGAGTATCAGAATTCATTTGGTATGGTGATACAGGACTTTGCCCGTAGCCGTAACGGTAACCAAGGTGGATATACAGGATTGTGGTTTACGGAAGGTGCAGCCGCAACTAATTTTAAATATACAAATACCAAAGGCAAGCAAGTAAACTATGGAGCCGATTTGGATGCCTTGGATGATTATGCTTTTGCCCAAATGAAATCTTTTGTAAACACAGCTGAAGCATTACAGAATAACCGGGAATCTGTGAAACGTTTCCAAACTTCACAGTCTTTAAGTTATGCCCCGTTAACCAACCTCACCTTTAAAGGTATACTAGGAGTGGATTATCGTCTGAATAATAATAAGAACATCATTACCAATGAATATCTGATACATACCCAGCAAAAGCCAGAAGGTACGTCAGACGCGGGAAGTATTTCTAATTTTGACCGTAATTACTTTGGTTTGACTATCGATATAAATGGACAACACAGATATCGTTATAGGGACATCTTCAGTCTGATTTCTACAGCTGGTTTCCAATTTTTTAGCACATACGACCACCAATCTGTTTATAATGGTACCAATGTGCGAGATGGTGCGCAAATTGTAGCAGGGGCAGGAACATTGACTTCCAATGAATGGCTGAGTTATCTATATAACTATGGCTATTTTATCCAGGAGAATATCGGCTTTTTAGATCGTTATTACATAGATCTGGGACTACGTTCGGATTACAACACAGCTTTTGGTGACAATGTAGGTTGGCAGTATTATCCGAAAGTGGGAATTTCCTATGTACTTTCCGAAGAACCCTTCATGCAAAGTCTGAAAGAAAGTAATTTTATTAACAATGTACGTATCTTGGCAAACTATGGTGTGGCAGGTAGCTATCCGCCAGCCTTTGAATATCAACGCACAGTAGCTTTCAATTCATTTCAAGGACAACAAGCCGCTTCTTTCGGTAAATATGGAAACCCGGATTTGGCTCCAGAAAAGAAACATTCTTATGAAGCGGGTTTTAATGCGGTTCTTTTTAATCGTATTTTAAATCTTGGCTTTACTTATTATTATGCTTTGACTAAAGATGCCCTTTTCAGTATTCCGTCTCTTCCCTCATCTGGACAGTCGGCCAACTATCTGTCTAATGTAGGGGAAATTGAGAACAAAGGTATTGAATTGAGTGTAGGATTGCAACTGGTAGATACTAAAGACTGGAATGTTCGCTTGAATGCATCATACAACACCAACCATAACAAGGTTCTGAGTATCGGTAATGCAGTACCATTTGCTATTGGTGGTTTCTCGTCAAGAACAGTGCAAACTGTAGTAGCTGAAGGACAGCCGGTAGGTTTCATCCGCGGTTACAAAGCTGTACTGAATTCGGATAACTCATTAAAAGAAATTCTTCCTTTACAGAATTTAGGGTCCACACTCCCTACCGGATATGGAAACTTCTCTCTTTCTGCAAGCTATAAAAATCTGTCTTTGATGATTAACGGTGATTATCAATACGGAGCATACGTACATTCGTTTGACCGTCAATTCCGTTTCTCCAAAGGATTAAAAGACGGTGCAATACCGGAAAAAGCTTTGGAAGGATTAGATCAAGGTGCCAATTGGTTAAATTTTACAAACTTTTTCGTAGAAAAATCGGATTTTGTGAAAATTAGGAATATTGGGATTTCCTATGACTATAAGCCTGAAAAGTATTTGAAGAACATCAATTTTGGTTTTAATGTCTATAACCCGTTTGCCTTTACGGCTTCTTCTGTAGATCCTGAAGCAGCTTTGGCAGGAGCCCGTTCTCAAGGTGCAGTAGCCGTAGGTGGACTAAATTATTCTTCATACTCCACTCCTCGGCAATATGTAGGTTCTATTCGTATCTCTTTCTAAAAATGTCCAACTCTTAATGAAATAATAAAAATGAAGATAAAAAACTATATTCTGTTAGGGGCTTTAGCCTTATCATGCGCATCATGCGAGCTGTTGCAGCCCAATGATATTATCAATCCTAACGTGGACGAAAAGACGTTCTTGCAGACTCCAAATGCAATGAGTACTTGGGTAAATGGAGCCAACCGTTCATTTGCCACCATTATAGGTACGTATGTGGAACTCATAGAAATACTATCTGATAATTACTTCAATAATTACAGCCAAAGCAGCAAAGTTTTTGATTTCCCTACAATCTTATACACAGATGTGGATGTCACAAACTTGCAACGCCATATTGGTACATTACGTGAAACCGCTATTCAGGGGTTAGAAGTGGTGGCTGCAGCTGATGCGACTACTACAGATGCTCAGCGTTTCAACCTTTATTATATAAAAGGTTTTTCTTATTTACTGGCAGGAGAGTATTTTCTTGCGCTTCCTGTTGAAAACGGAGGAGAGGTAAAAAGTTGGCAGGAAAATTTGAATCTAGCGATTTTCACCTTTACAGAGGCTTTGAACTATACTAATGATGCTGGTAAAAAAGCATTCATAAATACAGTGATAGCCCGCTCTTATTATAGGTTAGGAGACAAAACAAATGCTGTGCAATATTCAAATAATGCGTTAGCCTTGTCCAAGGACTTTGTAGAGCAGATTGAATATGATGGAGATAACGGTGTAGAAAGTTCTATACAAGGATATATCTACGGAACAAACTTTCAGCCGTTGCCTCGACTTGATTTTCTTGATCCGAAATATTTTCAGAAAAACAGCGCAACTGAAGCACGTCCTATCTGTATAGCTAAAGCGGAAGAAGCTTATCTGATTTTGGCCGAAGCAGCTTTAGCTGATAATGATCTTAATGGAGCAAAAAGTATTTTGAAGGAATTGTTGGCACTTGTAAAAAAACGTCCGGTAGAAACCGATATTAACGACCAATTAGAAGGACGTTATAACGGAGGATACAAAGAATATCCCAACAGTTCCGAATACAAAGTAGCTGCTTCGGCTGAAGATGAACTAAGAAGTGGGTTAGTACTTGATCGTCAAATGCCCAATTTAATTTCTATTCCTTACATTTCAGGAACTTCTGTCACAGAAGCGATGATAGATAATCCAACCACAGTGGATAATTTACTGGAAATACTTTATCTTATGCGTCAGGAGATATTCATAGCAGAAGGACGGCGGGTAGCTGATTTAGGAATTCGGCTGCCGATATGTGAAACAGAAGCTGCAAACACTCCGTCAGCTGCCAATTATACAACCGCTCAAATCCCTCCCTTTATTCCTTTAAATCAGGAGATGGATGCCTTCGAAATGAATAAGGATACTAAAACAGTAGTTATTAAATACAATATGAATCGTGTTATCGTACAAAATAAATCTTCAGAATATGTGGCTCCTTTCTTTAACTAATCAAACGATGAAACTGAAAAGAAATATTTTAATGTTTTTATGTAGTTGTTTAATAGGCACCGTGACTGCTGCCGACCGTTCTAAACACGTCATTCTTATTACCATTGATGGAATGAGATCCGAAATGGTAACAGATAGTACAATGCCTTCACCCAACTTAAAAAGAATGAAGAGGGATGGATTGTTTGTGGAACGTATCAAAGGAATTACTCCGACAGCTACATACCCTTCACACATAACTATTGTGACAGGAGTAGAACCTGTTCAACATCGTATCTATTATAACTCTCCTTTTACAGAGAACAGACCAGGAAATGTAAGCTATTGGTATGCAGACTCTATCAAAGCAACTACAATCTGGGATTCTGCAAACCAAAACGGGTTGATCGTAGCCTCTCTTTTTTGGCCTGTATCTGTAGGAGCAAAATCCATTCATTATAATGTACCTGAATTTTGGTCAGTAAAGCCCGTTGCCAATCAATTGGAATACATCAAGCCCTACTGTACTCCGAAAGGCTTTTTAGATGAGTTGGAACGGGAAGCCACTGGAAAATTAAACCATAAAAACTTTAGTGCTGGTTCTATGGATAGAGATGCTCGCACTGCCGCAATGGCCAATTATATTATGAATACCTATAAACCCAATCTAATGACAATACATCTGATTACTACTGACTATGCCCAACATGCTACAGGATTGAGGTCTGACAGAGTGAGTGCAACAGTAGGAAGTGCCGACCATGCTGTAGGGTTGATTCTGGAGAATTTGGAACGGAATAAGTTATTATACAATACTACCGTAATTGTATGCGGTGACCACGGCTTTGTGAACTATAGTAGAAGTATTGTTCCGAACGTATGGTTAGTGCAAGAAGGTTTGTTGAGTGAAAAACCCGGAGGAGAGTGGAAAGCTTGCTTTCATGGAGCAGGAGCTATGATGTTTCTTTATCTAAAAGACAAGAATGATCAAACTACTTTGAATAAAATTCGCAAAAAACTGACTTCATTACCAGATACGACCCAAGCATTATTCCGTATAGTAGAAAAAGAAGAATTAGGCAAGGTAGGGTGTGACCCAGAAGTGGCGTTTGCGTTGGAGCCCGTAAAAGGAGTAGCTGTTGCTACTGCTCGTACCGGAGCGGATGTTATAGAGAAATTTGGAGGTAAGCATGGCTATCTATCAGGTATTGACCCTACGACATTAGTAGCATTTGGATGCGGGATTGAGAAAAAGGAATTACCAGTTATGAAACAAACGGATATAGCTCCTTTTATAATGAAGCTTCTGGGTATCGATTTTGGGAAATAAAGTAATATAGAAACAAAAGACTATTTGAAAATAGAAAAGTGAATTAGTCTTATTGATATTTATAAGCTGAAACAGAGGTATTCCCCTATTTTTGCCTTGATTTTGGAAATGCAAGGTAAGAATGGGGGAATTTTCATATTTCAATCTATAAATGTATGTCTTTTAATTCTATCAGAACTGTTCTTGTTATTGCTAAAAGTTACTGACAGAGCGTGTCAGTGGAATGAACTCCTTATATTCTTCAAGCCGTATCCTGTTTTTTTACCTTTGTTACAAACAATTATGTGATATGGCAAAATTATACATTAATAAGGACATTGTAGCTGATAGAGATAAGCTGGAGAGTTGGTATTTGACCGGAGATGAAGGGCTTTCGTTTCCAGATATTCAATATTTTCTTTCATGGCTTGACCCGGCTGACCCTACAATTGATATTGAAATACATTCATGCGGTGGTGATACAGTTGAGGGGTATGCAATTTATGATGCATTACGTGCATCGGGTAAGGAAATTTCTTGTACTGTTGTTGGAAGATGTGCTTCTATGGCGACAATTATTCTACTGTCTGCACCGTTGGAACGCAGAAAGGCTTATCCCCATGCAAAGTTTCTCATTCACAAACCATATTTGGCAAAGTATGACGATGTCTTAGACCTTGAAACGATAGAAACCCTTAAATCAAGTTTGGAAACGGAAAAAGCTAAGATGTTAGCTGTCTATGTTGAAAGGACAGGGACAGAGCCAAACGTATTGGAAACTCAAATGAATAAAGAAACATGGTTTGGTGGAGAGGTTGCAAAACAATTAGGATTTATATCTGCTGTTCTTGTCCCAACTACAGCAAAAGGAATCGATTATAAACTTAATAGTAAAAAAATGAACAAAGAAAAACAAGTGACAGTGAAGCAATCTATCATTGATAAGTTGCTTGCCAAATGTGGCTATCAAAAGATTGAGGATATTCCAGTAATATCTATGGAGTTGACAGACGCCGAAGGTAATATACTGACGGTGGAACGTGAAGAGGGAGAACCGCAAGTTGGGGATGCCGCGTCTCCTGATGGTGAACATGTTATGCCTGATGGGAAGACTATCATCGTAACCGATGGAGTAATTACGGAGATTAAAGATCAGGAGGAAGAAAGTGGTGATGAGGAGATTGAGGCTTTGAAGGCCCGCATTGAAGAACTTGAAGCGGAAAATGCGGCTTTGAAAGTTAACGCCCGTACAGTTGAGGACAATAAGATTCTGAATGCTGTAAAGATGGCAGGTGGGGAAAATTGGTTGGCGAAGCATTGCTCAACCTACAGGGTTTCCTTACGTGCCCAGACTTTTAAGACAACTGTTGATTCTCAGGCCAATGCAGAGGAAACACCTATTCAGAGGAAGTTGAGAGAAGAAAGAGAAAAGCGAGCTAAAAAGTAAAGAAAGGAGATTTGAGTATGCCTATTTTGGATTTTTCAAAATTGACACCGGACAATCAGGCGGTGAAGGATTTGAAAGACTTGATTGAATTGACAGTCTTTCAGAATGAGGATATGGAGCGTTTTATGACGTTCATGCCTAAAGTGACCAATGGCAAGAAAGTTGGTTTTATTGGTGAAATGGAGGATGTGGGTATCGCAGGCTCTGGATGTGATCCTACATATCAAAAGGTGGCTATTGCTGCAGCCCAAAAGGTTTGGGAAATTGGTGATTGGCAAGTTCCATTGGAAATGTGTTATGAGGATTTGGAAAACACTATTGCTAAATATTGCCTAAAAACCGGTACTAATATTGCGGACCTTACTTCTACTGAGTATATGGATGGAATCGTCCTTCCGAAGCTAACGGAAGCAATGATGAAAATGTTGTGGCGCTTTACCTGGTTTGGAGATAAGGATGCTGCCAATGTTGAAGGTTCAGGGCAAATTACAGATGGTTTGAATGTTGAATTGTTTAAAACATGTGACGGTTTCTTTAAACGTCTGTTTGCTATATGTACAGCTAATGCTGGCCAGCATACTGTCATATCAGCCAATGCTGAAGCATCTTATGCTTTGCAAAAATCCAAAATGAAAGAATTGGGTGCTGCAACTTCCATATTTGATGCAATGCTTGAAGATGCTGATAGTCGTATTTTCCAAAAGTCCGGACATGCAATTTTTGCTACGAAATCATTGTGTGATTCTTTATCTCGTGACGTGAGAGAAAAATATAAGGTTATTATGCCTTGGGAAGTTATTTTTGACGGACTTGAAGTAGGGGAGTATGACGGTGTTACAGTTGTAAAATGCTCAATTTGGGATCGATTTATCCAAGCATATCAGAATGATAAAACCAAATTGAATCTTCCCCATCGTGCTGTTCTGTGTTCTCCGGACAATCTGATGTACGGCTGTGAAGGTGATAACCCTATGTCAGACCTTGATATCTGGTTTGAAAGAAAATCCCGTAAGAATTATATCTATTCTACAGGTAAACTTGGTTCTATGATTGGCGAGGATAATCTGATACAAGTTGCATATTAGGAAAGGAGGTATTTATGGGAGTATGCGATGATATTTTGAAGAAAGATATTTCTCCGTCTTGTGATGATCCAGTTGTACAAGGTTTGGAGCAGGAAGGTGTGATAATGAATCGTGCAGATGTAGACTTTGCTGCAACACTATTCAATTCTACCCGTAAGAATGTGATTGAGACACTAGCCATGAAGACGGGAAAGAAAGCATATAAAGTTATTGTACCAGGAAAGGCTCCATTTACAGGAACTACCACAGCTTTGGCTACTGGTACATATCGCAATTCATTCACAAACACTCTTGTACTTGTGATTCTAGCTAATGATCCGGATGTTTGTGCAGATATTATTGACGGCTTGGCTAACGGTTCTTACGTTGTAGTGTTGGAAAATAAATATAAGGGGTTACAAAAAGAAGCAAATCCGGGCGATGCCGCTTTTCAGGTTTTTGGATATTATCAAGGTCTTACAGCTACTACTATTGAAAACAATAAGTATAGTGAAGATACAGAAGGCGGATGGACTGTAACACTCGAAGAACAGAAAGCTCCAAAGTCAGCTTTATTCTTGTATAAAACAAGTTATGAAGCTACTAAAACTGCTATTAATACTTTAACGGCCGAACCGGCAGAGTAGAGGTATGACAGTTTTAGAAGTGGTTGATAAATTGAAAGAGTTGGGGGGTAAACTCCCCCTCTCTTCTTCTGATAAATCAGACATTGAAGTAATATATCATGAAGTCTTCGGACGAACTTTTATTAGAACTTCATGTAGTGATTGCTATCGTGATGCTGTGATTGAGATGTATTCATATTTAAAAAAATACGGAAAGATGAAAGAAAAATCAAATTATGCATTGAAAAATGGTGTCTTACTCCAGGCTGGCTTTGGGAGTGGTGAAATGTATACCAATGATAATCTAACTGATGAAGCGGCAGAAAGATTTCTCGCGGGAAATTCTAAAGGGATAGTGTTTTTTGCTTTAACGCCTTCTGATTGGGAGGAAAGGGTTGAAAAACGCAAGAATCCGGTTACGGCTCTGGATGAGACTTTAGTTTCAGAATTAGTGAAAGCTTTCCAAGTGGAAGGTGCTACTGTAAAAATAGTGAAAGAAGCGTTTAAAACTTATCAAGTAGACGGGAAAAAAGTGACTGTTAAGTTATTGGATGCTCATATAAAAAAGGCCCAATCCCTTCTTGAACCAGAAAAAGAAGCGGCAGACAATGGAGCAGCCAGAGAAATGGTAGAATAAAAATGACCTCACGGAACAATGAATGTAAATGATTTAAAGAAGAAAAGTAATAGGCGTGTTGATACGGGATACTTACGTAATCTTGGCATTCAAAGCTATGGTGATGATAACTTATATCCCCAACATTTAAGAAATATCATTGCAGCGAGTTCAACGGGCAGTGAATGTGCGGAACGTTATGCCAATTTTATAGAAGGAAACGGTTTCCGTGAGGTCGCTTTTTCTGAATATGTAGTTAACCGTCGTGGGGATACGGCAGATGATCTTCATGCTCTTGTTTGTAGGGATGTTGCGGATTATGATGGGATAGCAATACATGTAAACTATAATATGTTTGCTGATATAGTAGAGATACAGCATGTCCCCTTTGAGAATTGCCGTTTATTAGAAGAAGATGAAACCGGATATATTGCAAAGATTGCGGTTCATCCAGATTGGACAGGAAAGAAAACTCGTAAGGGTAAGGCTATTAAGGTTGTACAGGAGAATGTAGAGTTTATCGATGTTTTTAACCCTTGTAAAGAAGTGGTGTATGCACAGATTCGTGCTGCAGGGGGAATTGAAAACTATAAAGGACAGATATTATGGATTAGTAACACAGGAAAATTTGTGTATCCTGTCGGAAGGGCTGACCGGGTGATTACGGAAATGAGTACGGATGAAGGATTAGCCAATGTGAAGTACCGTAATGTACGCTGTAATTTCATGCCTTCTGGAATGCTTATCACTAAAAAAGGTTCTGCATCAGTTCGCATTGATGAAAATGGAAATCAAATTAAAGATGATAATCAAACAGAAGATACCGGATTCTCTGAGACTTTTGAACAGTTACAAGGAGACACTAATGCCAATAAAATCTTAGAAACAATATTGGAATCTGATGAAGAAAAGCCGGAGTTTTTAGATATCAGTCCCAAGAACTATGATAAAGATTTTACAGTTACCGATGCCAGTGTGGTAGAACGTATTTATTCTGCTTTCGGACAAGAACCTTGGTACTGTATTCGTATTGGTAAGGTGGGTTTTTCCGGTGATATCTTGGAAGATGCTTTTGAGTATTATAACTCTATTGTATCAAAACAACAACGAATGATTGAACGTGCTTTTCAAAAGATTTTTGCGCATTGGTATGAGCCAGTCAATCCTTCTAATGACTTTAGTGTACAACCGCTTAAATATGTAAGAAATGCAACCGTATCTAATAGCAACAGATGAAGTGTCTAAGTTGGCCCGTACGATGTCGGTACATATCGATACGGAAAAGATAGAAACATATATTCGAGAATCGGAGAATATTGATTTGAAATCGGCTTTAGGTGATACTTTGTTTTTAGACGTGAAAGACCACCCGGATAATTATAGTGAATTACTCAATGGCGGTTCTTATGATGTACAATGTGGTGGAAGACGTTCTTTTGTGGGATTAAAAGCCGCTTTAGCTTATTATACCTATGCCCGTATAGTAAAGAATGGGGATGGTAGTGTTACCCGTTTAGGATTTATGAATAAGGGTAACGAATATTCGTCCCATTCTGATTTTAAAGAGAAGCTTATGGCTTATAATGATGCATTTTCTATGGCCGACCGATATTTAAAAGAGTGTGTACGCTATTTGAATGATAATAGAGAATCTTTTCCACTATATAGAGGAAATGGGGGACTGGCCGCAAACCGTATAACATGTAGAATTTTGGGTGAATAATTATGAAAGAGAATTTTAATACATTAAGACAAAGGGCAACTCAAATAAAAAATGAAGTTGAGGACGGCGCTAATACTTCTGCAAGAGTAGGCTCATTTTGTGAGGACGTAGTAGATACAATGACTGGTACCATTACGGAATATAATGTTTCCGTCCAGCATCCGACTTCGGGAATCGACGGAAGCAACAAGTACAGTCTGGAAGGCGCCATCGCCCAAGTCCCGCAAGAACTTAGAAGTATCGGGCTGAAGGTGTCATTCGTCAATTCGGACGGTAAGGTAGAAACATGGGAGTTCCAGGGCGGGACGTTTACAAATATCGGCAGTTGGGTACAAGGTGGAGTGCAACGAGTTGTATTTTTGGAACAAGAAAATAAGGAAAATGATGTTAGGATAAATACTATTAACGGTGTAACCAAGACCATTTCCATATCCGTCAATAAAAAAGGAACCAATGTCGTATTGATGCCTGTATTCAAGGGGCAAAAAGTAAAGATTACCATTGATGCTCCGACTGAGAGCCGGCTTTTGGGTGTTGAGTTGTCAAACGAAAAATCCATATCCGGAACCGATAAACAGAGATTATTTTGGAGCACCCTTGACAAGGAGAAGATTATTGAAGCAGAAGCCAACAATAGCTATTCTTATCTTCTTATTGAATTGTGGACAACTGATATTCTCAATGCTTCATTTGAATATCAGAATACACAGAAATACGCATTGCAAGAGGAGTATATCGTTACGGCCCAAAAGACAGAAGAAAATTACTCCAATATGAGAAATGCAATCTCACAGTATTCTTTTTCAGAGAAAGCACAGAATTATCCTGATGATTTTGATGAAAGCACCTTATCCTCTTCCAAAGGTTGGATAGGTGGCGGACATAAATTATCCGGTCTTAACAAGTTGGTATATGGTGCATCTGTTTATGTCGAATTCAGCAGTGAAGATATTCATGAGAACAGCGAAGCAAATGAAGTATGTGTATTTGTGACGGATACAATACCGACACAAGGTGCTTTCCTTAATAGTCTGAATATGGTCTTTGTCCAAACATTCAATGCCTCAAGGAAAGGATTTCATGATGTAAGGTTTAATTCTGCCATAAATACGAACAAGGATATTTTCTTGTTTGCTTATGGTGTACAGAACAATCTGAAATTCTCAAACAAGAGACAATCGGACAAGAATCCTCCTTTTACAAATGATTTCTACTTTGTAAACAAACCTGGCACATTAGAAAATGCAAGCATATCCGTATATGATACGGACTGGATATTACAACCTACAATGGTATTCTACACTGAAGATATTTTATTGCAAAAGGAAGTATTACAGAATACTTTACAGATAAGTGATTTAAAAGATATATTGGGGACATTTGGAAATACGAATGAAAACATCATAGACAAGCCTTTCAAGTTCGACGGAAACAAGGTAAAGGCGTATCAGGATTCTTTCGGTTCATTTGTTCTACGTAATGAAACTTTCATTACTCCCCTTGGAATCACTCTTGACAGAAATGCAAAGGGTGGAAGAACATTGACCACTCCGGCAGGTACGATAAAAAGCGGTACTCCGGCGAATGAAAACGTGTTGGAATATGCAATGGATGATTTGACCTCAGATGATTACCATGCTATTATAATAGCTCTTGGAACTAACGATTTATCAGGGGTGATAAGAGGTACGATATTGCTTGGCGATTGGGACAGTGAAGATACTTCAACTCTTTATGGTGCATTGAATTATGCAGCGAACAGATGCAAGACTAATGCTCCGTCCGCCAAAGTCATATTGGTGTCCCCGATAAACAGAACAAACGGCTGGAATGGAATAGCTATGCAGATTATAAGAAACGCCATCAGAAACAAAGCTTTGGCCAGCGGCTTTTCGATTCTTGATGGCAGTACATCTCCATTTCCCAATGTAGACAACGACTTGTCTAAGGTTTGCTGGAATGATGGCTTACATCCTACAGTGGGAATTGGCAGCAAGATGTATGATATGTGGGTGTTGGGGAATATTTTATAAATTTACGAAACTTGGACGGTTCTTGCTACCGTCCAAGTTGATTTATACTTTTAGGTATTTATATATGCACCGAAATGCAGGTATTAATCCTATCCACTAAAGCTCTGTGACTATACCGGTTGTAAATATAAGATATATTATACCTACAATAGCAATCACAGCAAGAACGAACTCTAAGGTATCAAGCATAAATCGCCCTACCTCTTTAATAGCGTTAGGTTGAGCATTATCACGCTCAACCTATATTTTTTTTCTTTTAAAAAACATGTTTTTAAAATTTTAAAAAATTAATAGACTGTGTGCCGCTTGCGCTTTATGTCAGCCGACGTTTTACTGACAACGTTCGTAAGACAAAAGTATCCAAAGGTAATGATTTTATAGAATTGACAAGGTGTTTTTGAGGGATATTTTACCGCTGTGCTTAATTTTAATCATCCCGGGCTGTAAAGTGCCGGGATGAATTTGTGTTAACCTTATTGGAAAGTAGGATCAACCCCATTATCCAACACCTCAATACTGACTTCAAGATTGCTTGTGTTTTCTGCGACTGAAATTGTATTAACCCACTTTCTCGGCACATCACTTTCCACAATCAAATGGTCTCCCATATTAATCATCGTATGACAAGCCAAATGTATGGATGCAAGTGCCGTACATATATCCTGTACAGACATATCGTCAGTAGTGGCCACACTCCACGGCTTATTAGTGTATGAAGTACCTTCTACCTCATTGTCTATATTTTCGCTTCTGAATAATGTAGTGGTATACTCTTTCAGAGTAATAACTCCGCTGGTAGGAGCGCCTGTAAAAGAGATTTTTATTTTTTCTCTGGTGCCATAATCAGTGCACACCTTAACCCCTTCACCGAAATAAGCACTCCCGACAAACGGGAATACAGGCTTAATCATAGATATATTATTTCTCCAGGTTTTAAGCAGAGAAGTATATTGCGTATTAGTATCAACGACAACAAGCAGCCCTTTGTCTGCATAATCTTTGATGGCATTTAAAATCCTCTCTCTGTCTGTCGCAGTAGCGGTATCATGGGCATACAGAGCAAGATGCTTTTTATACTTGACCGCTTCATCAAGTAAAGACAATGAATAATCTACCAACTCTGCATTATCCATTCCGTGTCTTGGGATGTACCATCTATTAGTGCCGGCAGTGATAAACCTGGCTTCACCGTTGAAATACTTCTGGCCGGTTGTTCCGATGGAATAATTATAATACTGGGATAATATTACAGCACTATGGGCATCCATATAATTCTCAGGAGGACACCACCCCTCGGTTTTCAACCCTTGAGAAATAAAGTATTCTTTGGCCGATTTGATTGTATCTTCAAACTCAGCATCACTGAAGTTATTACTTCCTTTATGCGGGTTCCACCCGTGCGCTATAAAACCATTCCCGGCTTGTATTAACGACTTGAATTTCTCCTTGTCCTGGATAGACCTGTTTTTATATATAAAGGCATTAAGACAACAGGTAATTGGAATACCCATTGGGTTCGCCACGTCACACCAGGAAAAAAAGGCATCAATGTAATCCAGCATTATACTGACTGATGCTGTTTCTTGTAATGTCGGTATGTGCGTGTCTAATTTGTTTAACAACTTTATCTCTTTATTGGTCTCTTCTATTTTTTCATCAATAGTTGGAAAAGTGTATGATATAGATACAGTTGCATCCAAATCATATCCCTTATAAATTATATAAGGATAGTCAGATGGTGACGGCGCAACAATCTGTTTGCTGCCTGATTCAACCTTATTACTTCTGTATATCTCTTGTACTCCATCCGTATTATTATCACTTGACTTGCTGAAATAAACCTCAGTCCAAGCTGCTTTAGTATTAGCATAGTCAACATTCAAGGTACTGTTGTCAGGAAATGTATTCTCTAATGACTGAAATTGCATCTTAAATGGATATATATCAACATTTATCTCTTTGCCGCCAATACTATCCTGTATGTCAGAGATAATTTGGCTCTGCTCTTCTATTTTTTGATTAACATTTTCAGAAACCTTATTGATGTCGTCAAATATGTTTTTATTCTCACCGGCAGATATTGTCGTTTTAATGCTGCTGTCATCTACTGCCTTAAAAAGTATATATGGATATTCTGACCTATTAGGAGTTTTACCTGTTCTACTAATAGTTTCATGATTCATCCCTTTAACGACCAAATCAGGATGGAAGTATTGTTGGCCTTGATATGGAGATACAGACGAGAACGCCAAGAATATAGTTTGCTTATTCGGGTTATCAATGTGAATGGTACAATCTTTCCCTTCGGGGAAAATATTCTCAAGGGATTGCCAAACTGCCGATGGAGAAAGTTCTAATGTTATCTCTTTGTCGTAAGTTCCATCTATATCAATCTTATCGGCGTTTAAGTTGAATATATCATTATCAATTCGTTCAATCATTGCCTGATTGGGTATTTGCTTCCAACTACCGGCACTCGTAAACGTCCCGCCCTGGAACTCCCATGTTTCTACCTTGCCGTCCGAATTAATGAATGACACCTTCAGTCCGATGTTTCTAAGTTCTTGCGGGACTAAGACTACTTTTCAAGGCAAAAAATAGAAAATGGGTGGCTTTATATAGGCTTCTGAAGTATATATGTAAGGGGAATATAAGAAAAACATGAAAAGATAGAGTAGGGTAGAAAATCAGTAGTATTTATATTGACATTTTATGTCAGTGGAATGTAATATAAATAGGACGATTTGAATATAAGGAATTATAATTTTGGATAAAATTAAAATTCGGAATTATGATTTGTATGTTGATTTCTTTAGTTTTGATTGTAGCGTATATCGTATATGCTATTAGTGTCATGCAGGGAATTCCCTGGAGTGTGAGCGATACTTATTATCAGCTTGATAAACGGGGGCATCCCAAATGGCTATTCCAAGCGGCTATGATTGTCCCGGCTTTTTTACTTCTCCCCGCATGGCTGGATGTGTCTCCTGTGAAGATACAGTTTCTCGCTTTCCTTTCCGGCGTCGGGCTTATTTTTGTAGGCGCTGCGCCCTGCTTTAAGTTGGAACTTGAAGGCAAGGTGCATTATATCGCTACCGGAGTTTGCGGTGTGGCTTCGTTGGCTTGGATATGCCTGGTGGGGTATTGGCTGTTTCCTTTGCTACTGTTCGCTTCCTGTATTTATTTGACATACCGCTACCAAAGACCTATGTTCTGGGTAGAGTGCAGCCTTTTCCTGAGTGTTTATCTTACCGTTTTTTGTCTGCTGCTATGAATGTGAATGACTGGGTAATCTTGATTACCGCATTAGGTGGTATCGAGGGAATCAAACAGCTTTTAAAATGGTGGATGTCCCGAAAGACGGACGCCCGTAAAGAGGATGCTTCTGCCGATGCTATGGAGAATGAGAATGAGCGCAAACAAATTGCCTGGTTGGAAAAACGGATAGCACAACGTGATACGAAAATAGACGGTTTGTATGCCGAGCTGCGCCAGTCGCAAAGTGCCCATCTGGACGAAGTTCATAAACGGCATGAGACAGAATTAAAACTGAAGGAGGCTGAAATGAAACGGTGTGATGTTCGAGGATGCGGGGGACGAAAGCCGCCAAGTGATTACTGATGCATGGAAGGAAGGTGTTTCCCAACAGCTCCCTTCCGCCTTTAAATTTGACACAACTTAAAGTTTAACAAAGGCGAATTGCAAATATAACGAATATTTATGTAAAATCAAAAAAGAATGACAACTATTGATGCTATTATCATTCATTGTTCGGCCACGAAAGCCGGGCAGGATTTACGTGCCAAAGATATCGACCGTATGCACCGGGCACGCGGCTTTAATCAGATTGGCTACAACTTTGTGATAGACCTTGACGGAACGGTAGAGAGTGGCCGCCCGTTGTCAATCGACGGGGCGCACTGTAATACGAAAGGTTTCTCCGGTTTGTCGTACAACAAACACAGTATCGGTATCTGCTATATCGGCGGGTTGGATGCTAACGGTAAGCCGGCTGATACCCGTACGGAAGCACAAAAGAATGCTTTGCGTAATTTGGTTGCCAAACTCTGTAAGGAGTACCCAATTATAGAGCTACTCGGTCATCGTGACACCTCACCCGACTTGGATGGCAGTGGCGAGGTGGAACCGGCAGAATACATCAAGGCGTGCCCATGTTTCGATGTGCGAAATGAGTTCAGCAATTTCTTACGTAACGTTGTGATACGACCATGAAACAACTGCCCTGGATATTGGTCGTATTGCTGGCTATCGCTTGTGTGGCGGCGTGGTTCCGTCCGCATGAGCCTTTGCCGGCGGAAATCCGTACCGAGACGAAGGTACAGACGGTTGTCAAACTTGATACGGTTCTTATCTCTGCACCGATAGCCGTCTTTTGGCAGATATTGCCGAATGATACTATACGGATAGGTGATACCTTGCTTCATCGCAAACGGGTTGTGTATGAAGATAGTCTGTATCGTGCGGTGGTGAGCGGATATGTAGACCCTCGGATGGATAGTATGACTGTTTATCCGAGGACGGTCTATCAGACTGTGACGAACGATATTTACCACACCATTAAACCCAAGAAGAAGCATTGGGGATTAGGATTGCAGGTTGGATACGGTTATCCTAACGGCTTCTACGTCGGTGCAGGAATAAGTTATAATCTATTTGTATGGTAAGAAAGAAATTAAGGATGTAGAAGTCTGCTTATATCTGGCACTCTTTGGAGGGCTTAGAGTAAACAACGTTTTACGTTAATATTACCACATGAATATCGTTCTTTTAATTATTGGGATTGCCACTTATTTTAATTTTTCGCTTATTTCTATAATAGAGCGATGTGTTATTTTAATTTTCCGTGAAAATTTGGAATAGGAAAAACTTTATTCTAATTTTGCCATAAAGATTAAAATAACAAATATGAAGAGTTTTAAATCAGGTACTTATATAAATCAAGGGTATTATAGCAGCTTCCAGCCTAATTTTATAAATAAGGCTTGGGAAATTTCTGATATGGAGGTAGTTACTTTGTTGAGTAAAGCTGATAGGATGCTCGGAAGATTAGATATGTATTCCGAACATATTCCTAATATTGACCTGTTTATCAGCATGCATGTGATGAAAGAAGCTACGCAATCATCTAAAATAGAAGGAACGCAAACCAATATGGAAGAAGCCATCTTGGCTAAAGAAGATGTTCCTCTTGACAAAAGAGATGACTGGGTGGAAGTTCATAACTACATCAATGCCATGAACGAAGCTATTAAGTTATTGGATGAATTGCCTTTTTCTTCCAGATTGATAAGAAACGTTCATAAAATTCTTTTGCAAGGCGTAAGAGGAGAACATAAGCAACCCGGAGAATTTAGAAGAAGCCAAAATTGGATAGGAGGTTCGAATATAAATGATGCCATATTCGTCCCACCTATCCACTCGTCTATACCGGATTTAATGGAAGATATAGAAAAATTTGCACATAACGACAAGATATTCTTTCCTGAGCTGCTTAAAATAGCCTTGATACATTATCAATTTGAAACGATACATCCTTTTCTTGACGGGAATGGGAGGACTGGGAGACTGATGATTACGTTGTATCTGGTAAGCAAAGGTATTTTGAAAAGACCTATTTTATATCTGTCCGATTATCTTGAAAAGCATCGGAACTCTTATTATGCCAGTCTTATGCAAGCAAGAAAAAATAACGATATATCTGGATGGTTTAAGTTTTTCCTTACAGGGATTGTTAAAATGGCAGAGAATGGTGTTAGGACTTTTGAAGAAATACTACTGCTTCAAAAAGAAAATGAAGAAAAAATAAAATCGTTAGGAAGCAGATCTGCAAACGCGTTGAAAGTTGTTACGGAACTATATAAACTTCCTGTTACAGACGCCAATATGGTCACAAATATAACGGGAATTAGTAGTGCTTCTGCATATACTTTAATTTCAAGTATGGAAAAATGCGGAATACTATCCGAAGTTACTGGAGGAAGAAGAGGGAGAATTTATATGTTAAAGAAGTATTTTGATATATTTAATAAATGACATTTAAAAGAGTTATTTTATATTTAGGTGGTGATTTTAAAGTTTCACCGCTTTTTTGTATCCGGGCGGTTTCCGGGTGGTTTTTATGTTGGGGCTGTGGTGAGTTGTGATTTATGGCAGTGGTAATTTCTGTCTTAAAGTTCAGTAAATTAGTGAAAAGAATTATTTTGAACTCTTTTTTGAGCAGATATATACCTCTTTCTGATTTGTTATTTTTACAATCTGTATTGTTTCCATTTTCATGTGTTTTATTCGTGAAAGTCCTCAAAGCGAACAGGCATTTCATGTTTTTGGGCTATAATTGAATTTATTATTTTAATAGGAATAGCGACACCATAGCCAAGCTCATCATAACTATCTCCTTCGGCTATTGTATCGCTAATCGCAACACCAACAATGGAACCATATTTATTAATAACTGGTCCGCCACTGTTACCACCTGTTATCCGAGCTGTTATTAACATTAATTGAGTGATATTTTGTGTGAACATTTCATTTGCAATGGAAGTAATAGCCCCACGTGATGGGGCAAAACGAACATTTGCTAAAGACGAAACTGTAGCTTTTTCAACCGTGAGAAAATTAAGAAAACGGGGTATCATTGGATATCCCATAACAAGAATATCATCTAAGATATATGGATCTTGAATAAAAACTTGCTCCGTTTTTTGAGACAAATCTATATAGGCTATATCAATAGCATCATTGTCACTTATATAAATTTTGGCTTTGCTTAATTGTTCCTTGCTATAACCTGGTATTGAAACATAAGCCCCGTCTTCTAAACAGTGTTTAGCGGTAACAATGCCATTAAGAAACTTAAAGCAACTTCCCATCATAGGCTTTTTATCTTCTGTATATGCAATAATAGGAATAACCTTATCTTTGTAGAAATTATATACATATTCGAAACCATAAACTACAGAGTTATAGTAATGGGACATTTCGTCCTTTAGGGTAACTAAAGCATCTAAATTTCCTACATATCCATAATTATTGTTTATTCCCAGTGCAGTACCCCCTTTAATCAAAGACATTATATTGTTATTGCACAATATATCACATATCTTGGTAATGATAGCTGGCTGTAAAAATTGTACCCCCTGTGGAGAGTGTGTTGTACAAAAATCTACAATATTTTTCTTATTGATACTATTACTGACATGAAAATATTTCAAGATGTCAATTATTAATTCTGGATATAAAATATCATAGTCATTAAAGTCTTTCATTTCTACAAATTTAATATTGATAAGCAAAGATACTCATTGTTACTGAAAATATGGGTAGGTTATGTAATTTTAGTTAGAAGTAAATATCTATAATATTATAAATATCTACATTTAGTAGAATGGTAAAAATTGTGTTTTGATTAAATTTGCAGTGTTGGTAAAAGCATAAATGTATCGGTCAATAATGAATTTGACGTGCCACGTTGGGATATGACTATTATGGATAATTGGGCGTTGATAATAAGCAATTGATATAAAAATCCCCGATATGCTCGAATACCGGGGATTAGTTGTCATAAGAAACAGCTATTAACTTGTAATAGACAGCGAGCTGATTTTATTTCCAATTTCTTTTAGTGCGCGGTTGAATGTGTCTACTTCTTCACGGTTCAGGGTGTATACCTTTCCACGTACCTTATTACCGTTTATGCGCTGATATAACCATGCTGCGCTTTTACCGAAATAGTTTTTAGCAATGTAGGAGAGGGGCAGGATATCGGCCACTTCTTTCAACTGGTCTCTAATTTTTAATTCATGCTCTATATGGGTGATACTTTTTTCAATCTCCCCTAATCCCTCTTCATACCATACTTTAGCTGCAGCTTTATCTTCGGTAGTCATTTGAAGGGTTTTTAATTCCTCTTCTAAAGCATTTAACTTTTTCCGTTCTTCTGCATCCAAAGAACCCATTAGCGGTTTCATTTCTGCTAAAATATCTTGTACACTTCTCATAGGATAATGTTTTTAGGATGCCCGCTGAGGGGCATCCGGTTGTTTTTACTTCTTTTCCTTTAGCAATTTACTAAGGTCGTCTAACATTAGATTTATTTGCCTTTCCTTTTCTTCTGGTGTAATTCCCAGTAGTGGGGCGATTCTTGTGTAATCGGCAATCTTTTGTTTGACTTTCTCAATTTCTTGTTTTAGTTCTTCATCTGTCATTACTCGTTTTTTAAAGGTTAATACTCTGTTTTCTTATGACACTACAAATATACATAATAAATTTGTTATGTACAACTATTACATGAATTATTTTCGTTATCTCGCATATTTTTTCCATATTTGCAATGCGTTACATGTTTTGATTTACATCGGGCAATAGTCCGACCGTTGAGCTACTGGTGATTGATATTGCCAGTAGCTTATTCATATACGGTTCCGACCCCCGTGAGATAGCTTAATGGCATCCTGTATCCGACGCAAGTAGATATGTAACGCAACGGGAAAGCGGAACCGTTCTTTTTTCCGCTTCTTAATCCGTTGCATTATGGGTAAATCTCAATCATCCTCTCCAAAGCTCACAAAGGCTTTCATTGGCTACGGTCATTATCAGCTAACAGTCACGTATTCCGATTGCGTGAAAACCGCAATAACGGGAAATATGGAGTTAATAGACCGTTTGAACTCTGATGTAGAAAAGGAGAGGGAAGAAGCTACTGCCGAAGCAATAGCTTTTGTTCAGAAACAATCATTTTAAGCTATCGAAAATTTTCCTCATTGCATCATCCGCATGTTTTCGCATTACTCGAAAATAGTTGAATATAGGGCGGTTCGTTTTCATTGACTGACCGATACAATATTCAAGAATTTCTAAGGATATACCTAATTCAAATCCATGCTGAACGAATGATTTACGTGCAGAATAATAAACTACATGCTTTCTTATTCCTGCTATTTTGGCGAGTTCTTCCATTTTGCGGGATACAACAGAATAACATTGCCCGAATGTTTTGTACTTGCCAAAAACAAGTTTTCCATTCTTCTGCATATATTTGTTTATGATTTCCCTTGCTTCCGGCTGGACGGAGAATGCAGTTTTACTTTCACCACTTTTTTTGTTTTTTGTTTTTCGCCGGTAATATTCTATCCATTCTTTTCGGAAATCGATATCAAGCATATCTACAAGATTGATACCACCCAGATAATAGCTTAACATGAAAATATCACGTACTACTCCGATATTGTATTTAGGAATTTCCATGTCCCGTATTGCTTTTATTTCATCAATGCTGAGGTCTAATTCACGGATATTGGCTGACGGCATTCTGCAAAATTCAAACGGTTCTACTTCGTATCTGACCATATTATGCTTTTTGGCATAGTTGATGATTACTTTAAGTAATGTAAGATAGATTTTGATAGTAGTAGGAGAGAGCCGCTTGTCTTCAAGGCTCATTTCAAAATGCTTGATGTTCCGGGGGGTAATCATTGAAAGTAACAAATCACCTTGGGACTTGATGAATGATTGGCATGCCAAGCGATACAATTTCTCAGATTTGTTTCTTTTTTCCTCTGCAAGCTCTGATAGATAAGATGCCATTGCAGAGGAAAACTTGGCATTGGTGTAGTCTTTCTTTTTTATGATGATTTCCCGGAGTTCGGAACATGAATATACGTCCACATCATATATGTTATCGATAACATTCTGATAATGGTTAAGCAGATTCCGAAGTTTCATGTTCATGGAAGCCGCTTCCGGATGATTGATAACTTGCCCCTCTTTGAATTGTGATGGGGTGTCAATAATACAGTTTGTTGGAATATACCTGGTATTGGAATTATGAGCCAGTGATATTCTTACTTTGTGCTTTCCGTTGATAAGCACTTTTGCAGGTACGATACAAAGTTTAAGCGTTGCCAT